TGGGCCTCTTTCATCTCTTGTCATTCATTTGTCCCTGCCGATGCCTAGAAAACGCACGTCCGAACTGTCAGTTCGCCTCCAATTTCACCCATAAATTCCTTCGACGATCCTTAAAATTCATCTAGGTTGTCCTAAATTCTACTGTGACGCCATAAACACACCACACAAACACGCGTGAGCAATTGAATCGCTCGCCCTCCTTCTCCGTTGCGATGCCTCAAAACATCCGGTTGCACGCGCCTTATGGATTCGTTCTCTCTGCTACTTGTGGGAGCGGCCCAATCAGCTGCGGATGGTTGTTTATGGTCAGCACGTTGGCGTCGATCTCTCGTTGCTTCCCGCGTAAGTCGGTAACGCGGATCCGCCCGGTCAGAAAGTCGGGCTTGCCCGTGTTGGGCTCTTCCGACCATACGATGTAGACGGCCTTTCCGTCCGCAAGCTTCGCGCGGTAGCGGCCGGGACCGAGGAACTGCACGCCTCGGTTTTGCCCAATCATGCGGACCAAGGTCTGATAGGCGAAAAATGACGGTTTGCGGACGGCTAGCTGGCCCCACGGCGCCTTCGCCAGCACTCCCCAAGCCTGCGGCGTCTGAGCGTCGCCGTAGTCCCAGAGCGTGAACAGATACACACGGCTGAGTCCCGTGGAGGCCGCATGAACAACCACCTTGATCGCCTGATCGGCTTGAACCGTTGGATCGGTGTTGCTCGATCCGGTCTCCATTAGCCATGTCTCGGCGTTAACGGCGTGTTTAGAGAGGCTCCAGCGAGCGGTGGCTTCCGCCACATTCGTAATGTAGGGGTTATTGATGAAATCGTATGGATACGAGTGATAGGCAAGAATGTCGAAATAGGGGTAACTCGGCCCTAGCAGATTCTTCGATGCCAGCAATTCCTCGACGCGCCAAGTGCCCGTGTCAGAGCGATCCGGACGCCACGTGGAAAAGCCCATCGGCATCACCTTAGCGCCAGGATCAAGTGCCTTCACCTCCTCGTGGAGGATTTTGAGCCAGATTGCATACTCATTAAGCGACACCGGGGAGGCGTCCAACTCGTTGTTGAGAAGCCAGTGGCGGACGGGCACTTTCAGCCGTGGCGACTCCGGCCGCTGGCCGCAATAACGCGTCACTATCGCGCGCACGAAACGGCGGAAGTCGCCTTCGAACTCCCGCTTCGGCAGTTCATACCTGACCGGCGTCAGCGGCTCGGTCAGCGGCACTGCCTTGGCGCCGGTGGCCCACGTCGGATAGGGATAGACCAACGCGACGATCTCGATGCCGCGATCCGATGCCTTTTGAACGAGGTCGTCGAATGGCTCAAAACGATAGCCTTTGCCCCGCTCGGGTTCGATATCCGCCCAGTTGGCGAACCCGTCGCGGATGGTGGTTACGCCCAGGTCGCGCACTGCGTTAAGGTAATTGGTCCGGTCCTCGGACGTCGGTCTGATGATGCCGGGACACTCGCACTGAGTGATGAATCCCAGATGACAATTGATTCCGAAGCGAACGCTTCCCGGCCCGTCGGCCAAAGCGGCCCGAGCCGGCGCAACAAGCAACGCAACGAGAAGCAGCCTTTTCTGAAACGCGATCATTGGATTGCCTTACCCGATATTTGCCATTTGACATTTGCCTGGACGGAACCGTTCACGGGTGGTGGTCATTCTGAGCGCAGCGAAGAATCTCGCGTGAGATCACGGTTTCCGACAAGATTCTTCGCTGCGCTCAGAATGACGGTGTTTCGCCGCCCCGTGAACGGTTACTGCCTGGACACACTCCCGGCAGTGAATGCCCCCATCGTAGCTGCGAGGTATGCGAATCGCCAGATACCGCGCCGATTTTCCTACGCAGATTCTATTGCCAAAGTGATAGGAAAAAGTGATAGGAAATTTGATTTGGCTACAATAAGACCGATTCTACCATGAGGATCCAGCAAGTTAAGCCTTTGGGCGCTGGAAACCAGCCGATCATACCGCGAACTGGGGACAAATCCCGGGACCTGCGCGCATCGCCCTCGTTCCGACATGGGTCAGGGCAGATCAGAAGGTGGCCTCGAATATGTCGATGTCCAGGCAGGTCAGTTCCCCGGGCTCGTCGGAAGCCGCCGTCTGGCGGCCCGCATCTTCTTCCGGGTCGTGGACCCAAACGTCCCCGGCGGGCGGCGCACGCGGCGCCGAAGGTTGCCAGAGGCCGCAGCGACGCAGAATCTTCTCGATCAACGCGCCCTGCGGCGGATCGATGAAGGCGATCACCTTCATCTGGCCGCCGCACTGGGGACAAGCCAAGGGGTCGATCTCGTACACCCGCTTGATGAGCATGGCCCAGGTCTGGCTACAACGGGCGGGGATTGAAACCGGCGATGGCACGTTGCCGTCTGCCAAACGAGAAAAGGGGTCAGAACGATTTGTTAAATCGTTCTGACCCCTTTTCTACCCGCATCCCAGAGCACGAAGCTCTGAATCGTCTCGATCATGATTCCCCACTCGTCCATGTCTGGACAGTCGGCGTTCGGTAATTGTTCGTCCGTGCCTGGCCGCACCTGCGGCTTGTCCGTCTCCTCCACCGCGGCGCGCAGAAGCCGACGCCAGTGGGTCATGTCGAGTCCTTCATCTTGCATCAGCCGGATCTGCCTTCTCAGGCGGAGATTTTGCGGGCACGGGCCCGCTCGTCGATTCCCGCGCTTCTGGCGGCCGTAGCGGCGATCCATGATCGACGGGTGGGTCGCAGCGACCGGGTGAGCGACCTGCGAACCCTGGCCCGCTGGTTTGCCGGATAACGTCTAGATTGTTGCGCACATTGAAGGGCAGCCCTTGAACTGGTAAGAGTGATTTTGGTCGAATTCACAAACACCAGTAACAAGGGACTGCCATGACGATTGTAAGCGATTTGAACGATGGCGTGAAGTTCTCGGAAGTTATCAGGATTGACGAGGGGAAGGTGCGTCAGCACGTCGAGGAGGTGGTAAGAAGTTCAGTCGAGGAGACCCTTAACGGTCTGCTGGAGGCCGAGGCGGACGAACGGTGCGGGGCCAAGCGATACGAGCGAAACCCTGAGCGGCTGGACACTCGATCGGGGCACTACGATCGGAAACTGGCAACGAAGGCCGGAGAGGTGATGTTGAAGGTGCCCCGACTGCGGAGCCTGCCCTTTGAGACACAGATCATCGAGCGTTACAAGCGACGGGAGGCGTCGGTCGAAGAGGCGATGATCGAGATGTATTTGGCGGGCGTGTCGGTGCGTCGGGTGGAGGACATCACCGAGGCGTTGTGGGGGACGCGGGTCAGCCCCAGCACAGTGAGCGAGCTGAACCAAAAGATTTACACCCACATCGACGCCTGGCGGAACCGGGCCATCGAGGGCGAGCACCCTTACGTGTTCCTCGATGGGATTTGGCTGAAGCGGGCATGGGGCGGCGAGGTGGAGAACGTAGCGGTGCTGGTGGCGATCGGCGTGGGAAGTGATGGCTACCGAGAGATACTGGGCGTGTGCGAAGGGACGAAGGAGGACAAGGAGAGCTGGCGGAACTTCCTTCGGCATTTGAAGGAGCGTGGGCTGCGGGGCGTACGCTTGATCGTCTCCGATAAGTGCTTAGGCTTGGTCGAGGCCTTGGGCGAGTTTTACCCTGAGGCGAAGTGGCAGCGGTGCATGGTCCACTGGTACCGCAACGTGTTTACGGAGGTGCCCAAGGCGAAGGTGAAGGCGGTGGCGGCGATGCTCAAGGCGATCCATGCCCAGGAAGACCGCCAGGCGGCCCGCCGCAAGGCCGAGGACGTGGTGGAGAAGTTGGAGGCCATGCGGCTGTCGAAGGCGGCCAAGATGGTGCGGGAGGGCGTGGAAGAGACCCTGAACTACATGGCATTCCCGACGGAGCACTGGCGTCAGATCCGCACGAACAATCCCTTGGAGCGGATCATGCGGGAGATCCGTCGGCGGACACGAGTTGTTGGGGCCTTCCCTGACGGACGCTCGGCGTTGATGTTGGTGGCGGCCAGGCTGCGGCACATTGCCGGCACACGATGGGGCACGAAGCGTTACCTCGATATGGAACGGCTTAGGGAACAGGAGAAAGAGAACCCGGTCGCAGTGACCGAAGGAGTTGCGTAAACTTTGCCGTTTCTCCCCTAGGGGAGAAGGCAGGAAGAACCACCAGTTCCAAGGTCTACCCTAAAATCCAATGTGCGCACCTTGACAGACGCTACCGGCAGTCCCCGTCAGAGATCGGTTCGTTTCTTTTTTGCTTCCACGACCAGCGTTGGACTCGATGGGAAGACGGGTGACTGGGAATCCGCTTCCATGCATCCGCCGGACTTTTTGTACCCGCCGCAAAAGACTCGGCGATTTGTACCCGCAAGAAACTAAAAAAACCTTACGCAACTCATTGCTACGTAAGGCTTTAATTAGTGGGCGCACGCAGACTCGAACTGCAGACCTCGTCCTTATCAGGGACAGGGAAGGGGGTTTGACGGGGTTTGACCACGTCCTCTTTTTTGTTGATACGTGTTGTTTTCCCCGTGGCATCCCGATAGAATGCCATAGCACGGGGTTTGATGGGATTACCCCGGTTTTCCCCCAGCACATAGCACCGGCATAGCACCGGCAAAAGGGACGGGGTTCTAAAAGGCCACCACAACCACCAGGAACACGATAGGAGCGATCCCGCCATGACCATGACTAATCGGTTCACGTTCACTAAGACGAAGTTGGAAGCACTCACCGCCCCCCAGGACGGCCGCCAGTATTGGTACGATTCGAAACAGGACGGGCTAACCGTCTGCATCACGCGAGCCAACACTCGGACGTTTTACGTCTACCGCTGGGCCAACGGCCGCCCAGTGCGGATTTTGATTGGGCGTTTCCCCCAAACCTCAGTAGAGGCCGCGCGGAAGGCCGCCCAGTCGCTCATCGGCGAGATGGCCAAGGGCAATGACCCCCAGGCCGCTCGACAGGCCCGCCGGCATGAGCAAACCGTAGAGGGCCTGTTCGCCTACTGGCTCGAATGTGCCAAGGCTAGAAAGGCTAAGACCTGGACGGAGGATGAGCACCGCTATCGTCGGTTCCTAAAGCCATGGGCATCAAGGAAACTATCGTCAATCAAAAAGACCGACGTTCAGGCCCTATTCGCCCGAGTGGCTAAGGACAATGGCCCATGTGCTGCGAACAGGCTGCTGGCGTTAATCAAGGCGATGTTCCACCAGTCGCCCAATATGGGGTTCGTTGGTGCCGATCCCACCGCCGGCGTGAAGAAGTTTAAGGAGACGAAGAGAGATCGTTTCATTCACGCCGATGAGATGCAGGCTTTCTTCCGTGCCCTGTTTGCCGAACCCAACGGTACGCTCCGTGACATCCTCTTGGTTGCCTTGCTGAGCGGAGCACGTAAATCCAACGTGATGGCCATGCGGTGGGACGAAATAGACTTCCACACCACCCTATGGCGAATCGGCGAAACCAAGACCGGTAAGCCGGTTGTGGTGCCGTTGGTTTCGCCTCTTGTGCGCCTACTGCAATCCCGCCGTGAATGCGCCAACGGTGGGTGGGTGTTTCCAGGACGTGGCAGAACTGGCCATATCACCGAGGTTAAGAGCGCGTGGAAGCGGATCGTCCAGGCGGCAAAGCTAACGGACTGCCGGCCGCATGATTTACGCAGAACTATTGCATCCTGGATGGCAATCGCGGGAAATGGGCTGCCACTTATCGGTGCTCTACTCGGCCATTCGCAGCCGGGCTCGACGGCGATTTACGCGAGGCTGAGCACCGGTCCCGTCCGCATTGCCGCCGAATCGGCAAGCAGTGCGATCCTTGAAGCTGGCGGCGTGAAGCTACTCGGCCACAATCCAGAGAAGTGAACATGGCAACGGAAGAAGACAAAGAAACTGTCCGCCGCATTGCTGGCATAGCCGAGTTCGGGAAAGACCTCCCGAGTGACAGTCTCAGCAGTAGCGCATGCGGAGAAGCCGCGAAGGTGTCAAAGGCCGTTCAGGCCGGCGACATCGACGCCGCAGTGCGATGGGCATTTGAGTGCGGCTACAAACTCGGCAAGTGCTGTGAGTTGGTACACAGGCCCGCCCTAGAAGCGCTCGACAAACGATTGCAGAACGAAAAGAAGAAGGTCAAGGCGATGGTGGATATTACCAGCACGCCGGCCGAATTGCGGGAGAAAGCGCTCGCGGAATACGACAGACTGCAACGAGAAGGCTATGGAAAGACCTACTCGAAAGAGCAGGTCGCAAACAAATACACCATCGGCGTAAGATCGTTAGAGCGTTTTCTGGGGCAGCGATCCGCCAAACTATAAGTCTGGCGAATCGCCTACGGAGGTTGACGGTAAGATACTTGTGTTGACTCTAACCTTCACGACCAACACAAGGATTTACCGATGGCTACCGCAATTCTTCCCGCCTCCAATCTTTTGACTCGGCAGCAAGCGGCCGAGTTCCTACGCGTCAAAACTCAGACACTCGCGGCCTGGAAAACGAATCAGCGATACCACCTTCCCGTGGTCAAAGTTGGTTCGCTCGTCCGCTACAAATTGGCGGACCTGGAAAAGTTTCTGACGGAGCGAACGGTGGGCACCGCCGCTGAATAGGATCATGTCGATGCCCAACGCATTGCTCCCCAGGCCGTGGCGATATTCGCGGCGATGCCCTATCTGCCGACGTGGCGGCTGTATCGTCGCCGGTCCCTCTGCCGTGGCCGCTGTATGCGTCCACACCGAGAGCAAGCAGCGTATCGGCACCATCGGCTGGTTGCATGTGCTGGACAATGGCGGCCCGCTATGGTCGTCGTGGCGATGCAGTTTGCAGCGACTCGCGAAAGGATAGCAAAGAAAAACCCCGGCGTTGGTCGGCAAAACCCGCCGGGGTAAAGGAAGATCGACACGTGAATGATACCACAAAACCAAGTAAGAATGGCACCCCCAAAACAGTACTGGATGGAGTCCAGCTTGATACCCCCTCTATCAGTAGTGTAGGGAGTCCACGAGGACTTAGATACTTAGAAGACTATAAAGGACTTGGAAGACTGAGAGAGACTGAGAGAGACTCCCAAGGTGTGCCTGACGGCACTGCGCGCTCTCTCTTTGACCTTCCATGGGAAGACTTTCTCGGCAAGGCAATCGACGCGACGAGAGATCACCTCGACAGCATCGAAGCCGACGGCGACTACACCACCGCATGGCAGACCCAAACGCCGATGTTCCGATTCGCTCACCTCGTATGGAGCCGGCCAGACTTAGGCCCAGACGCACACCGTCCTGCGGCAGTCTTCACCAGAATCGAAAGCACGTTCAAACAATGGACCACCTACTGCCGGAAACGCAAAGGACAAGAGCCACCCAACGGATTCACGGGGGACGCGTGGGAGGAGTGGCTCGGCATTTACCGCGAAGATGCCAAGACGGAGTTCCTGACTCTCTGGCCAAAGTTTCGTTGGCCGGCGAATCAGTCGCCGCTGGAAGCTGCGGTCCTGCTGGCACGCCGGTTGCTTGTAATTCCAACGGACGACATTTGCGAAAAGCGGATGGTGGAGCGAAACAATCCGACAATTGGGTACTGCTTTTTTTTGAGCGTCGCCGGGCACCTGCAAGTCATGCTCGGCGACCAGCCGATCTTTCTTCCGCAAGACGACCTTGCGAAACTGCTGCACGTGCAGGGTCGCACCATATCACGATGGCGGTCATGGGCGGTAGAAGATGGGATGCTACGTCAGACGGAGCCACCAGGCCGCCGACGGGCAGCACGGTACCGTTTCGATATTTCCCGATGGGATGCGCTCGCCAAGAAAGCTTCACCAGGAACTGCGGAGGGATTTGCTAAGTGAGCACGACAATCAAGGCATCCCCCGAGCGGTTTAACATCGTTCTCACAGCGATGCCCGATCGGAGCGGCGTTCCGGCTGTAATCCGATTGCGCCATTTCCTTAAGCAAGCACTGCGATCCTACGGGTTAAGATGCCAAGAGATCAAACGATCGGAAGGGAAAGCCAATGAGCGATAATCAGCCGCCAACTACCGATTCTGACGGTGGCGACCGCGATCCGCGTGGCCGATTCGCCCCTGGCAATCACGCCTCTCATGGGAACGTGGCGGCACGCAAAGCGGCACGCTGCCGAGCGAAGCTGTTCAACGCCGTTTCGGTGGCGGACTTCCAGGCGATCGTCAAGACGGTGGTGGGCCTGGCAAAGGGTGGCGAAGGGTGGGCCGTCAAACTTTTGTTTTCGTATCTGCTTGGCGATCCGCTCCCCGCAGACGTGACCGAGAGGCTAGACAATTTAGAAGCAAAAATAGGAGGCCAATAGATCGTGGCAACAATTGAAACCCGGCTAGCCAAACTCGAAACCACAACCGCGAAATCGTGGGAGGGTTCCTCCGACCGAGAGGCAATGCTGAATAACATTTACTGGTTACGAGTAATGGACACATTCACTATCGCGGATTGGCCTTGCCAGGTCGGCCAGCAACGAAGTCGGCCAGCACCGCCGGCCCGCAGCGGCGACACTCGCGTGGATGAGCAGCGACAGCAGCTATTTGACGCCGAAATGAGATCGTACGATTTTGAAAGTGAAGTGCTGGATAATCGAGAGCAGTTTGAACGCGATCTAAAATCCTACCAGGAAACGGACGCGTGGAAGAGTTGGTATCAAGGAAACACCCCAGCAGCAGGCTGGTAACTTTTTTCAGCCACCCTAAAAAGGAATGATCGAATGAGTTGCATTGCAGAAGTCATGACGACTTTGGCCACAGAGAAGGCGGCCGCCGAAAATCGCTATCGTGAGTTGGTTCAGGCCGTGGCCCGCGGCACTTCGCCAACGGCCGATGACCTAGTGACGCTGGCGACGACCGGCAAGTCGCTGGACGCCTTCCAGACTGATTGCGAGGATGCAGGGGCAGCGGAGGCAGACCAGGCCGCCCGGCGGGAAGCGATCCGCCTTCAAGGCAACGAACAGCGGACCGCCCGCGAAACCCTGGCACGCGTAAACAATGAGCTCGCCATCGTGGAAGTAATCGGCGGCCGAGTCGTTACCTCGATTGCCGAAGCCACTCGCAGCGTGCGCGACAAATGGCAGGAGTACTTGGGCCAGACATTCGCGGAAGCCCGGGTCCTGCAAGGCCAACCAAACCGGTGGGGGCTCGAAGGACACCGCAAGTTTGTCCGCGACCTGGCAGCCGAAATCGAGAACGCCTGGAAATGCTTGCCTCACAGGGACAACGCGGATTTTTCGGGACAGAAAGCGCACATCCAAAGCGAGGAGCGGCGACTGGAGGCGGCGAAGGCCGCGGCAACCGAGTGGAAAGTGAAGGCAGATTTGCCGAAAGCCCCCGAGGCCGCTGACGTGTTCCAAACTGGAATTGCCGCCGGCATCACGACGCTGCTGGGTTGTGCCCCTCATTTGTTTTGGATGGTGGCGGCCGCCTTCCAACAAATATGCGAGGAACGCACAAGGGAAGAAAAGGTGCTCGCGGAGGGAAAAAAAGAGCTCGACGCTCGACTCGCTAATTGCGACAGGCTGCTGGCTTCGATCGACGCGAGGGAGGCGGCACGAGCCAACAAACCATGACACCGACCGCGCGGTTTAGTGATTTTGCCGCGATGGTCGGGTTTTGTGCCGCGGCCGTACGGGTCTCGATCTTCCGCCTGGCCGGCCGCGGCTGTTTTTTGTTCAACCATTGTTCCAAAGTTAGGAGTCGAGTTATGAAAATGCACGGACACGCCGTAGAGTTTTGCCGAGGTTTCGCCAGTCACGGATTTGAGTCGATGACCGACCTTTCCGAGCCGGCGGCGGCGGGCCGAGCCACCACGCCGGGACGGAAATCAAAGCAGCCGCGGCGATTGGCGAAGCGGTTGCGATACCACAAAAAAGCCGCGAAAAGAGCCGCGGCCTTGCAAACGCTGTTGCGGCGGAAGAAGGCCACCGAGAGCCGAGCGGCGTGGAATGATCCCGTGGTGGGAATCAAACTGCTTTACGCTGGCTCTTCAATGGAAGCGGCCAGCATCATTTCCGCTCATGCGGGGTCGAAGGGCGGAAAGACGACCAGGTGGGACAATCGGGAAACTGCCCTGGCCGCGTTAATGGGATGGACGCCCGCACCGGCGACGCCCGCAACGATGGCACGTCGGGGCGTCGAATCGAAGGGGCGGACCGTGAAGGCCGTGGGCCTGTTCGCCACGGACTACGCCACGACCGGCTATTGAACGCCTACGTTCGATTCTGAGGCATGGAAGGGCCAAGGGGTATCGAACGTCGACCAGGGCATCCCGGACGCAACAGCGGGCCACCGGCGGGCCGGCTTGCGAGTTGAGAGGTTGAACCGATGAATAGACCTACCGGCCCGTGCATCCTATGCCACCGTGCCCCAGGCCGCGGACAATGGGAATTATGCCCCGACTGCCGGGCCCGCCTTGCCCAGCGATCCGCCCAGCACCAGGCCGAGCAGCACGTCAAGGCTACCAGGCGATACGACCACAGCAAAAGGAAACATGCCTTTGATGGCACCGGGGGGAGATGATCCAGTCTCGGGGCGGTTCACCATGACCCCACCCACCCCCGGCATTTTTCAGCGAAGCGGATGGTCGTCCGGATCGGCCATCCGCCCTTTCTTTTCTCCCCCGCTTCTAAAGGGGTTTTCTGCCCTGTTTTTTGTCGTGGCATAGCACGCCCATAGCACCAGCGGCATACCCCACCAGCAAGGCATAAGAAAAAGCCTTCCCTAACTCATTGCTAGGAAAGGCTTTATCGAGTGGGCGCACGAAGATTCGAACTTCGGACCTCGTCCTTATCAGGGACGCGCTCTAACCAACTGAGCTATGCGCCCGAACATCGTAAGTTGTTGCTCCTTATTGACTTTCGTCAACGGTCGAAGTAGGTTAGAAGTCATCGTTTTCAAGGTGACACCCGTTCTGACACCCGGCAAGGTGTCAGTGGGCTTTCCGACCTAGTCTTTCCATAGGGAGACAACTCACGATGTCAGTCGCTAATTCTACCACAAATTCCCGCCCTTCCAAGCCCTACCCTGACTTCCCGTTGTTCCCACATGCTAGCGGCCGGTGGGCCAAGAAGATTTGTGGAAAGTTCCATTACTTTGGACCGTGGTCGGACCCCTACGGTGCCCTACGCCGCTATCTTACCGAAAAGAATGATCTGGAGACTGGACGCAAGCCTCAGCGGGCGTCAGCGGGCGTCACTGACACCTTGACCGTGAAGCAGATGGTCGGCCTGTTTTTAGATGCCAAGGAGATCAATGTCCAGTCAGGAGAGATGGAGTACCCCACCTGGAAAGCCTACGAGTCATTTGGGAATCGAATGATTCGCGTCTTCGGTGCAAGTGCGTTGGTTGAAAGTCTCGGCCCCGATGACTTCCAGCGGCTCCGTAAAGACCTTCAAACCACCCACAAGAGTCTGGCGTCCATCAACGGCGACATCGGCAAGATCAAGGCGTTCTTCAACTGGGCTGGACCTGGCAGCAATGGCCAGGGCTACATCGACCGACTTCCTCGCTTTGGTAGCCTCTTCAAGCGGCCGTCAAAGTCGGCCTTGGAACGCGAGCGGGAGGAGCAGGGTGGCCGAGTTTTTCGGGCTGAGCAGATTCAGACTCTATTGGCTACCGCCCCTCCTAAACTGAAAGCGATGATCCTTTTGGGAATCAACTGCGGCTACGGAAACACGGATTGTGCGAAGCTGCCTCTCGGTAAGCTCGATCTAGATGGTGGCTGGGCCAATTTCGCCCGCACGAAGAATGCCATCCGTCGCCGCAATCCTCTCTGGCCTGAGACCGTTGAAGCCCTGCGGGTGGTACGGGCATCACGCAAGTCGCCGAGTGACACGAAATATGCGAGTCGCGTCTTCATCACAAAATATAGCCAGCCGTTTCGTGCCTGTGCTCTGGGCTACGAGTTTGAGAAGTTGGCCGTCAAGGTGGGCATGACCCGAGAAGAGGCGGATTTCTACGACCTGCGGCGGACGTGTGCCAGTATTGGCCTCCAGATGAATGACGACGAGGCCATGCGCACCATCTTGGGACACAAGCGGCTGGCGGCGGACATGCTGGGCGTGTATAACCGGCTCAGTGTCGCCGATGCCCGCTTGCTGGTCGTTACCGACTACATCCACGACTGGCTGTTTACTTCGGCTGCCACTTCGGCTGCGGAATCCGGCGACGGCCAGCCGGCCGCCCCTTCGGAGCCGCTTGCGTGATGGCACGTTGTTGCGTGAACGCTTCTAGGTCGCTTGGGTTGATCCGGTATTTAGGCCGCCCGTTTTCTCGCTCGGTGATGTTGTAGCCACGCAGGCAGCCGGAACGAATCCAAGAGAGCACCTTGTTGGGTCGGACGCGAAGGAACTTGGCCACTTCGGGAACGGTCATTGGCTGCTGCGGAGACTCCAGGCGGGCGCTAGACTGCATGGCGTCGGCCAGGGTCAGGGCGGCAGCGGCCGAAGGCTCGCCGACCTGATTGAGGTACTCGCGGTAGATGGTCCAGGTCGTGGGATTCATCGCAGCCTGCTGAATGGCGTCGCTTTTGCCGAAGTGCCAAGAATCCCAACGGCTTTACTTCTCAGCCAAGGGAATGTAAAATCACATGCCGTCCATTTAACTTGATTTTTCGCTGTTGAACGCTTGCCGGGCGGTTCCGTCCGCACACGATCAGGGCGGGGAGGAGAAAAATGAAGACCGAGAATAGGGCCGCCGCTCTCCTGTGGTGCGGAATGCTGCTTGTGACGCTCGGTGCTATGCCGCTGAACGGCTATATTGGTTATTTTCTTTGGCCGTTCGAGTTCCATAAGGACGCCTTTATCGGGTCCGCCCTTCACCTGCTGATCGGTCTGATTCCGTGGCTGGCGGGTGTGATCTTGCTGGCAACAGGTTCAGTCAAAGCGTGGCACCTTCTGGCCGAGCTGATTCTTGGCATTGGCGGCGGTGTGCTGCTCATCTCGTGTACCGTGCTTAACAACGCCAAGGATTATAAGGGGGCTCTCGGTTGGATGGCGATCTTTGCCCTTGGCTTCGTCCTGGCTGCTACGCTTCGTGCGACGTTGGAAATTTCCAGGAAGACGGCGCACCGAATGCACTGCTGATTGGGCGACCGAGCCGCTATCGACGCATACCCGGATGGCGATTCCTTGACGCTTACGCATTCATTGGCCCAGCTTCTTCAGGAGGGTACGGGCGAACCAGATTTCTCCATCGTCGCAGCCGGCCGAGTAGGCGTCATCGACGTTTCCGCCGGCCACGTCATCAACTATGAAGTCCTCACGGTCGGTGTTGGCCTCTTTGGCGGCGGTCTCTTTGATGAGCTTCAGGACTTCGTCGTTCATACTCGTTCCACCTTGAACTCGTAGTTGTCTTCCAGGTCGGCCAGTTGCATGATTCGGTGAGGGTTGCGGTCGAAGAAGAGCTTCTGACGCTTGAGCATTTCGTCAGCGTCTTCCGGGTCTTCTACCTTGAAGTCAACGGACATGGTGACGCGAAGTTTCATGGCTGCCTCATACTAAGGAACATTTGCACAATGGACTGCTGGGCCTTTTTGACCTCACGCTGGGCATGGACCACCATCGACATTGGAGCACCATCAAGCCTCATTTCGTCGCGGCACAGTGACCGGTAAAGACCAAGGACTTCGACGATGTTTTCGACGATCTTTCCCTGCGGCGGCCACTGGTGAAGTGCCTCACGGCGATCAAAGAAGTGGCCACACGTCTCGCAGAGTCGATCTGACTCCGGCGACCACTCGACAGGCTGGCCACACTTCGGGCAGTATTCGTTCACGGTTTCACGAATGGGAGTTTGACCAGAGCCGCGACGACTTCCGCCGGGCTATTCAGCTTGAGGATCATTTCAGCGGCAACGGCGGCAGCTTCGGCTAACGTCTTGCCCTCGAATCGGTCATGGCCACCATAGCCAATGTCAATGATGGCTCGGCCGGGGTACATCGTGACCTGGATGCCGGCGGCATGAGAGGCCAGGGCGGTGAGTAGGAGCATCGTTGGGTTCATCGGTCGATCTTTCTGATGTCAGTAATGGTTCGCTGATTCGAGTGGAGCAAAGTCTTCTTGCGAAAATCAGCAAGGGCATCATCGCGGCCCCTCTCCGTAGCAAACCACTGCCGATACATCCACTTCCGGTAGTGCTCGTTGTACTGCTCGATGCCGAAGGGCTTCTTACGCTTGTTGAGAGGGTCAGCCTCTTGCTTCCCGAAGGCCGCATCCCAGTTGGTGGCAAACTGTTCCTGTGGAACAAGACACGGCCGGCGATTGCTTCCCTTACCCATCACTTGGTCCTTACTTGGCAATTGGAATCTTGAAGGTGCAAACGCGATCCTTGCAGTACCCTTGGTACTTGCCATCCCTGAGACATTTGCAACCGTGGCAGGCCAGATACATCGGGCAGCAGTTCATGCCGATACGCAGGTCGCCATTTTCAACGACACAGTAGGCATCCCCGTTAGGTTTACACCCGTACTGGAACGGGCAGATGATGGTGCAAAGTCCGTCCTTGCAAATGATCTCGCAGCCGTGGTTCTCAGACGGCAGAATGTGGGCATTCACTGGCAGCGTTGGCCTTGGAGTCAAGTAAGAGACAGCCAAGGCCGCGATGCACAGTCCGCACAACACCAAGAGGGGTCTAGGAGCATTCATTATTGGCCCCTTCCTTCAGGTCCTTGATGACTTTCTTGATACTCCCGGAGGCGACATCGGCAATGAGGGTCTTCAGGAAGCCTCTCGCCGCTTGGAATCGCATTACGAGAAATGAGCCGACCAAGCCACCGACCGCCATGCCCGCCCCTTGGAGGACGCCACTGGCCAGCGTGTGCAAGGTCTCGGCCCAGTGCGTAGTCGCGTAGATCAGGGCCGAAACCGCTGACGCCGCAACGATCAGGAGGGCGAGTGCCCCGGTTATGTAAGCGATGATGCGTTTCATCGTCAGACTCCTAGTTCTTGAAGGGCTTTGATCTCTTCGGCGGTCAACTTGCTGAGGGCGCTTTTCTTCGCCGCGATGTTGCTTTTGTAGTACCGCAGCTTCGCTTTGTAGGCGTTGACGATCCGCCGGTATTCCGCGAGGAACGCTTTTTTCGTCCCTTCGCCGGTAGTGTTGCACACGTCGCACGGGACCGTTTCGGGCTCTTGCCCGTACTGGTATTGGATGGCAATGAATCCCCAGCCTCGGCATCTAACGCAACGCCAACCGTCTCCGTGGAAGAGTCGCTTTCTGAAGTCAGCAAGAGAGTGGAACGGTCGGATGGGTTTGCACATAACATTGCCACCCGTATTCGAGGATTGATCTTCTTCATCGCCCACGCCGGCAGGCCGAGGGGGACCTTGCCGAACAGTTCGCGGATGGCTCGCAGGCCAGGTGCTTCGCACGCATTGGACCATAGCCGGTAGTGTTTCTCGCACGCTTTTTGAGCGGCCCCAAGTGTCTTGTACAGCCGGTGGTGGAGATCGACGATGTCCCACATTTCCCGGTCAGGGAGTACGGTTCGCACGCCGGCCTGGAAGCGGGCCGGGACGTGGACACCGTGGATGGTTCTTCGCCAGATGATCCGGTATTGCTCTTCAGAGAAGAACGTCCGTCGCGTCTTACTGCTCTGGCCGCGTTTCTTTTTGCGAACGAAGTTCATAGTGGCCCCATCACGGTTGACTGAATGGCGACCAACACTATGTTGCCGTCTCCGCGTTTGGCTACACGGCCGATGGCCTCATGCTTGCGGCTGGTTTTCACGACCGACTGATTACACAGGCAGAGTTGGCCCGGCCCAATCTTCGCAGCGATCATGTTGCCTAGCTCGAAGTGGGTGCCGTCGCAATCGAACTCGAATACTCCGGTGGTTGCGACTCGGATCGGGCTTGTGTCTCCTATCCGGCTGCGTTGCATGGCCACGCCGAGGAAGTTGGCCTTGAGTTCTTGCTGGGACGCGAGCCAGCACGCTGGCCTGGCGTCGTCGCGTTCCTGCCAGAGGATGTCGCCGATCTCGATGACCGTGTCACGGTCAACGGCGGCTATGACGGGGTTGGTGTCGGCGTAACGCCATCGCATCTTGTCGCTCATGCTGTCACCACGATGCAGTTGTTGAGGTTGCGGACGTGGAAGCGGCGGCCGGCCTTACAACCGGTAAGAACGTTATCTTCGATATAATCGATCTTCATGGTCGTCAGCCGCATGTCGCTTCCCCGCCGAACGGGGTAGCAGACGGTGTCACCCGCTTTGATCTCACGTCCGAGAAAGTCTTGAAGCATGATCTTGGTCTCCGTAGTAGGTACAGTTGACGACCTCACTTGTCGCACGAATTCACCCGAGAATCTTCTGCTTCCACATGGGCCAGGTTTTCACCTCGGCCGACGCCCTTTCCAGAAAGGCGTCGAAGCGGGCCTTGTCTTCCAGCCGGTCTAGCTCTTCCAGCGCGTCAAGCAAGAAGTGCTCCAGGTCGGAACGCTTGCCAAAGGCAGCCCGTGGCTGCGTCTTACCGTCCTGGACAATGCAGTGCCAGCCGCCCCTGGTTTCAACTCGGTAACTCATGCGGCCTCCCAGATTCGGCGGTGGATGTAGTCGGTTCGCGCCAGACCGTGTTCCTTGGCGATCTCGTCGCAGTAGTGCTTGTCGAGTTCGATCAAGGTGCAGGAAAGACCGAGTGCCTTGCAGACTCGCAACGTTGTGCCAGTTCCGCCGAACGGGTCGATCACTGATCCTCTGGGCGGCGTCGTCAGCTTCAGGCAGCGTTCGACTAGGCCCTCGTTGAGTTGGGTCGGATGCCAAGAGCGCCGCTGCTTGCTGTTGCCCGTCACACGAGGGAAATCAAAACAATCGCCCGGCACTCGGCCGCGAGGATCGGCCCGCTTGTCGCCGTGCTCCTGCCGCCAGGAAGCAACCCGGATTGCATCCGGGTAGAGCGGCGCGTCGGTCCAGCGAATGCGGATCAGTGGCCGGTGGTTGTTGCCCAGGTCGTGGTGGTTGTGCTGCCCGAAGGTGAAGATTTGCACGCACGGCTTCGCTTCCAGTCCGCCGGCCCGTAGTCCGACTACATCGGTGACGATCTTGCCAACCTCGAAGGTCCACTTGGCGTTGTACGAGAACCAAACGGTTTTCGCCTGGAGCACGAAGCAACTGAGCCACTTGCGGAGAAGGCCGATATAGTCGCTGTCAGAGTGACGATCACTGTACTCGTTGTAGCCGAGGCCGATGTTATCCGGCGGGTCGGCAAACAACGTATCCCATTGGCGGCAACCGACAATGTCCAGGTAATCAAGACAGTCGCAGTTGACGAGTTGATTCATGCCTAGCTCCGCAAAAGGGCCTCAGCGATATGCACAGCTTCATCCAGGGTCGCTACCCGGAATCCCATTGCCTCGCGGATCATGGCGTGATCGTGAGGGTTCCCCTGCGGCTCGATGGCGACAATGATCGGGATGCCGTTGTCCCAGGCCCAGGCGATCTCCATGACGGTGCCGAGGCTCGCCTTTGTCGCGCCCAAGAGGTTTACCAGGAGCACGTCGCATCGCGTGCAGTCCCAGTGGTCGCGGGTCATAATTCCGCGCGGGCAGGCCAGAGGGTTCTCGTAGTCGTTCCCCACGCTTGTCTCGTTGGCAAGGAAGTCCTTACCCCGCATCGGGTCGAGGCTGGTGATCCCGAATGATTCCAGATCGGCTCGGACTAGCTTCCGCCAGTCGGTGCAGCCGCCGTAAGTGCAACCCGTAATTGGTCCAGCGAGATAGACGGTGCTCATTTCTTCCTCACGGCTACATAGGTCCCAATCCAACCGCCAACTGCGAAGGCAAAGCAAGCGAGGATGCACTGCTGAACGACCAGGACGGTCGAGACGAGGATACATAGGTAAATCAGCACACTCATGTTGGCCGCGTGAACGGGCCGCTTTGCCTGCACGTCCGCGACACAGTTGGCCCAGACAATGTCCTGGGCAAAGCCACAGATAAAAGCGAGTAGAATGACCATCATCGGGTCTTCCTCATTCTGGCTAGCGACTCGCGCCGCTCGCGCTGCCGCTTGGCGAGTTCTCGGTTCGTGCGCGACCGCCGGATGATTGGTCGAGTCATTTGTAAAGCACCTTGATGCTGTAGCCAAAGATGGCCGCGTGTTTGGTGTATCCCATTCGCTCCGAGAACAAAGGCGGGTGTCGTCGCCGGTCTGCAACGTGCAGGCCCACTCCGAAGATGCGAAACCACCCGTAGCCATCCCCGATGCCGAACGAAAACCAACCGTAGTTACCAGCGTGGTATCTCATAGTCCCAGTTCCTCCCTGGCCCAGGCTGTACCGAAGTAGCGCCGGATGAACCGGCGTAGGTTCTCGGCGTCCGGGGCACTTCGCAGCTTCTTGATGTACTCCCAGTCGCGGGGCGACCCTGACGAAATGATGATCTTCATTACCCGCCCGGTCTGGTACTTGAGGAACTCTCGCATCTGGGGGTCAGTTGACTGGGCGGCTTGGGGCACGCACATGGAATAGACGGCAAGCTCCAGTGCATACCGAACGGTCTCGCCACGGTCTGCGATGCCGAGAGCCATTCGGGCATTCGCCCCGTTGGCATAGGCAGAGAGTTCATCAAAGAGCCTGCACAGCGGCTTGTCCTGCCAGTACGGCTCCTGTTGGTAGAAGTAGAGGTTGTAGACGCCGCCCTGCAATGACGGTGGGATGTAGCCGGCGACGGTCGAGAGCGTGGTCCCTGGCTCTTGGATTAAAGCGGCTCGATCCTGTAGCACATAGAAGGCTGGGCAACGGTATGTGTCTCGCAAGACCGAGTTGATCCCGTGCGTGCCTTCGTGAACCCATCCGACCAAGTCGTCCGGGTCTCGGTAAGGATTTCCGGCCAGCAAGTGGCTCTCGATGTCCCTCACCACGGGCGGCAAGTCACCTACTGGCCGGACCGCCGGGACTCCCGTCCAGGTGATCGGGATGCTCGTGAACACCTGCGGTGACGGCAACGGATTGAGGGCTGCCGCGAGGACTCCGACCGCTATGGCGACACCGCAGGCTACGATATTCAGTTTGTCGTGAGTCATCGCAATAGCCCCTCAAAGGGTTCCGCATGATCGTCCATCCAGGACCACATGCTGACCGTCCCGTCGTCTTCGATGCGGGTGAAGCCGTCCCTGTCCCGACACCAACAGCCGCAATTGAAGTGGTGGTTGCCAATACGACCCTGCTGGTGGCTGTGGCCTAGCACGACCACGTCGGCCTGCTTCGCCTTCCGGTACTTCTCGACGTTGTCGATCATTTCGTCCCGCCGACCGGCTTGTAACGTGAGGTGACGCCACAAGTTCAACGGGGCTTCCAGAGCGCTGATGAAGCTGTCTTCAACGAGGTGGCCGCGATGGACAGGCCCTTTGTTCTTCTCTTCGAGTAGGGCCGAGATAATCGCGGTGATCTCGCCGATGCCAGGATTGATAGCCGAGCAGTAGTTGTCCGATTCATGCCCGTGCAGGAAGGCGAACTTTCGGTTGCCGATGACTGACTCGAACGGGCCGCTCAGTGTCGGCAGCTTCAGGCCACGGAGTTCGATGAAGGTGCCAATGAACTCGGTCAAAGCGCTGTCGTGGTTCCCCGTCACCCACACAGGCGTGCCAATCCCGGTGAACTCGATGGCCGTCAGTAGGTCGCGGTAGGCCATGACCGACCGGCTCAGATTGCACTGCCACCAGTCGAGGAGATCGCCAAGGATTCGGAGTTGGCCACCCTGGCCATCCAAGTAGTCGAGGAACCGCCGGAACCGGTCTTCGCCACGGTAGGCGAAGCAATCACGCGGCCCTCGGTCGCAAAGGTGGAGATCACTGATACAGAAGATAGGCATGTGTTTATCCGCGATAGCGGCTCCGGGTGATTTCGTGGAAGAAGTCCTCTCGGCTCGAACCATCCGATTGCAACCCGACTGCCGAACTGTCGAGCGTCTCGCACCGTGCGTCGGACACGGCTTTGGTTAGGTCCGGGAAGATATGCCCGCTGGTGATCGCGGCCCAGCAGCGCTTGATGCGGGCGGCCAATTCCACTTGATAAGTGGAGCTAACCCTGGCCCGGTAGCCCGCCACGCGAAGCAGCGGCTTGTAGCCGGTCGGTTTGGCGACGATCTGATGGATGGACATGACCACGTCATCGTCACCAATCTTCTCGCCCAAGGCCCAGCCGTAGAGTGAAAGCTGGTCGGCCCAGGCCGTGTTGGACGTTTCCAGGGGGTACTTGTTGACGGTCATTCCGCCGTGACGGTAGGGGATGAACTTCTCGTGTTCCGTGCCGTGACTCTTCGAGTGCTTGATGGCATCGTAGCCGTCTCGGCACAGCATGTAGCTCGGATGCGGGCTGGTCGCGCTCTTGCTGCAATAGCCCGACAGCTTCCAGTCATGCACAATGTCAACTTCGGTGACGAATTGGCAGTCCGGTTTTCCGGTGAAGGGGACACCGTCAATAACAGCGTCCACAGTGAACTCGAAGCGGGGCGGCTTCTTAGCCGCCTTCAGCAGTGTCAGAATCTCGCTGTAGAAGCCAGAGAGACGGTAGGCGTCGAAGATGTAATCGACTTCGCCCAGCGCCCAGTCGCGGTTCTGGGGCTCCACTTGGGACTCGAACAGGGCCTCGAAGCTGTACTTCGGGTCCGAACCAGCCCCAAATAAGTCCGCATGTAATGCGGACTTGACCCTGGCGTCGAAGACCGAGCCGGCAGCCGCCGGCCGCTCTTGCGGAATACGGGGCGACCGATTGTTGCTGAGGTACTTCAGGTAGAACTCGTCCTGGTTCTTCTCCCAGAGTGAAAAGCCAGAGTACGAAAGGCGCTGAATGGTTCTCATAAGTTCTCCCAAATCTGCTCGTGGTAGTAAAACATCACGAGCTTAATCAGCAGCGTGACGCCCGTGAAAACAAGGCAGCTTCCAATGCTCCCGAAACAGATGTAAGCCAGTCCCAGGCACACGACACTCGACACAACCTCCCAAGAGACCGCTTTCCAGAAGGTATGCCGACGTGTGCTTGTCATGCGATGATGTCCCAAAAGTGAAGTCTGGTGAGGAACCCAGCGTCGAAGTTCGCTTCCGTGTCACTCCACTGGTCGTCATCCCACGATGACTCCCCACGGTCCAAGTCGTCTTGATCTTCGTCAGTCCAGTCGTCGGGCAAGTTACTCATCATTTGCTCTCGAAGTTGAAGAAATACCAGCGCTTCATCAGGTCGATCTCCAGGTCCCGGTCGATATGCTGGAGGTAGTCACACACTTCATCCCAAGTCGAGAAGATGGTCTCGTGCGGGATCATTCCGAAGAGCCAGCCAGGAGCACACTTCTTCCCCTGCTCGACGTGGACGATGATCGGTTTCTTCGACCGGTTGGCCGTGGTGATCTCTTCGATGGTGCCGAACGCATAGACTTCCGTGTCGATGTTGACAATGAGGAAGTCGGTGATGTCAACCAGTCGGAGATCAACGCAGCGAATCTCTTTCACGGCCCGGCAGACTTCGTTGTAGTCGCCGCGCTCTTTCGCCGCGTTCAGCTTGGCCCGGCTCTCCGGGTCTTCTTTGGCCATCGTGGTCGGCTTGCAGACCGGGTCGGCCCACAAGATGCCCAGCCCGGCCAGGCGGGTCTTGACGTAGTTGCGCCAGCCGGCCCCGCCGTCTGCCGCTCGGTCCATCGCTCCGCATAGATAGCAACGGGTGTTCTTCAGTCGGTTCATCGTTGCTCCAGTTCTCTTGCAAGCCAGTTTTCAATGGGCTCTTCGTAGCCGACCGGGTCTTGGTAGTGACGGCTCACCGTGCAGGACGCCCAGAGTCCGCGAGGGTGGGCGTACTCGATGCGAACAAATCCATCGGGGAGAAACTTAACAGTCCTTTCGCATTGCTTTAGGTACACGGCAGTAACTCCAGGAATCTGCTCGACCCGAGTCGCGTGCAGCCCAAGTCGAGATACCGGGCCGCGTCCTCGTAGGTCTTGATCCCACCGCTGGCCTTCACTCCGCACTGGCCGTTGACAGTCTTGACCATTGTTTCGACAGCCTCGGGCGTTGCATCGCCGGCGAAGCCGGTTGATGTCTTGACGAAGTCCACTCCGAAGTCGATGCAGATATGGCACACTTCACTGATTTGCGTTCTGCTATAAAAGCTCGTTTCGAGAATGGCCTTGACCAGGATGCGGTCGCGGTGAGCCCCGGCCACGATCAGACCGAGTTCGTTGAACAAGGGCCGGCTGTCTCCGTCGAGGAACCGGCCATAGTTGAGGACCATGTCCAGTTCTTGTGCCCCGTCTTGGATCGCGGTAGCAGCTTCGTAGAGCTTCGCTTCCGGCGTCGTATTTCCGTTCGGGAAGCCAATGACGCAACTGACGTTGCGGAATAGGTTCGCCGCCAGACTCACGTACACTGGTGAGACACAGACTGACTTGATCTTGTGCGCGTTCGCCAAGGCACAGGCACGCGCCACATCATTGGCCGTGGCGGTCGGCTTGAGTACAGCGAGATCAAGGGCGGCTGCAATTTGCTCTTTACTATGACTCATAACCTTGGAACCTTTTCTGTTTAGGTGCGTCTTCGGGATTCTCTTTCGCCATCCGGCGATGCAACCGGTTGAGTTGCTTCTTCACCCACTTGCGGAATCCGTTGTGACTCTTCCATGTTCCGTCAAGCTGACCTTTGTACGTCGCCATCCAGGTACTCCTCGGGCAGGAAGTAGTGCGGCTCTAATCCTGCGACGTTGTAAATGATGATCTCGTTGTGGAACTCCACGCCCTCGAAGATGTCCAAGGGCAGCGACATGATGCTCGTTATCTTGGCCCCGCAATCTCGCAGCCATCGCCAGCGCTTACTCTTCCGACGCTGGTTCAAACGGAAGCCCATCGGGACGAACAGGGCGACAGGAATGTCTTTGCCGAACAACTCGATGATGTGCTCCAGGAACACCTCGGGATATAATCGCTTGCCGGGCGCGCCGTTGAAGGGCGGGTTTTATGTGGCGCATTCAGTTATGTGGCGTCCAGCACGAATCGCCAGCGATTTAAGGGATCGTTACTGTGCTGAACGCCACATAATGCGTGTCCTACAGGGTTCGCAGAAACTCCATGAGTCCTGGATTCTTACGCCACGGCTTCTTCGGTGTGCCATCCTTGATTTCGCACTTTGCAAGCGCTTTGGCCTTCATTTCCAGATCGACCTCCGCATACACATTGGTCGTACTGAGACACACATGACCCAGCCAGGCTCGAATCGTGTTGATGTCCACGCGGGCTCGAAGCAAGTGGGTCGCGGTCGTGTGGCGAATCGTGTGGGGACTGACACGTTTCTTCGCCATCGACGGCAGTTTCGTTGCCACCTGAGCGGCGTACCGTTCGACCAGCGCATGAATCCCGAATCGCGTGAGCGGCTGCCCACGCCGGTTGAGGAAGACATGCTGGCATTCACCACGACGGTCAATGAGAGGTCGCAATTCGTCAACCGTCTTTGGCCACAGCGGACAACGGCGGGGCTTGTTTCCCTTTCCGTGGATGAGAACGGACGAGGAGTCGCGGTTGGATGCCACACCGAGGTCGAGGTCGCCGATCCGTACTTGGGCTACCTCGTCGGCCCGAGCACCAGTGTTGTACATAAACAGAAGTATCGCGTAGTCCCGACGGCCTTGGGCAGTGCGACAGTCGGGCGCTTTCCGCAACGCATCCATCTCGTCCTTTTCCAAGTACCCGACCAGCGGTCGCGCGACCTTCTTCGACGCGATGCTCTGAATCTGACCGACCCATTCCAGGTGTTCCGGGCCGTGCTGACCGATGAATCGCGCCAAGGAACGAATCGCAGCGAGACGCTGATTTCGTGTGGAAATCCCGCAACCGTGAGTTTTTTCCAAGTCTTGGAGAAAAGACCGGGTGCGGGCTGGCGATACATCCACCACAAGAAGTCGCTCGATCCGCCGGTGGGCGGCGCGAGCGACGAACGGCAGGAATTGTAGCAACGCATCCCTATAGCTCTTCTGCGTATTGGGGGCGAGATTCCGTTCGGCAACGAGGTGCTCCAACAAGAACCGGCGAACCCAGGGGCTAAGCAAATCGGTGTTAGGCATGACGGCGCTCCTTCCCGGCATAGCGCTCGAAGCGCTGGCTGGCCTCACGAAGAAGCTCGGGCGTCATGCTCAGGTACACCTGCGTGTCCCGCAAGTAGACGTGGCCGAGATAGACTGACAGGTGATGCAGGAGTCGCTGCACGTCGGCACCTTGCTGATACCAGGAGGTGAGGCGGTGAACGGCGAACGTATGTCGAAAGTCGTGAATTCGCGGTTGCTGGTGTGTGTCAGTTCGACGGATGCCCGCGTGATTGCACAAAGTTCGGAACTTCGGTTCGAGTCTCCAGTGCCGAACGGGACCGCCTCCCTGTGTCGTGAAGAAGGGGGCGTCGGCTGGCCGTCTCTTCGGCCGAGTGCGGTCGTACTGAACCAAGACCCGGTTCAGTTGCGGTCCCACGGGAACCAGTCGCGTCTTGCCGAACTTCGTGTTCCGAATCGTCAGCACGGACCCACGCAAATCCACGTCGGTGCGAGTGAGGTTTGTCGCCTCACAGATACGCAAGCCGGCTCCATAGTACAGCAGAATCATTGTGCGGATCGTCACCGGCTCCATTGTGCTGGTGCCCTGCGGATAGGACTCGATTACCCGGAGAAGACGGCGGATTTCTTCCTGTGTGTAGATGTAGGGAACGAAGACCGGCGGACGCTGCGGCATTACGGTCGGAAGAGGGGGCGTAGTGATGTGTCCTCGGCTTGCGGCATATCGGAAGAAGCACCGCAAGCAGCTCAATCTGGTGAACCACGTCTTGGTCACTGGTCTGGCTTTGCCAAGGAACGCATCCACATGCCGAACGCGAACATTGGCAATGCTGGCTCTCGGGCCGCGCGTGCGGCCGAAAGCCCGTAGAACTACCGCATCCGAGATGAAGGATGATCCAAGCGACCGTTGATAGGAGATGTACTGCTCGATCAGGCGTTGGAGGTTCATAGGACACCTCCCATATCAAAGTCCGCCACCTGACGGAGGCCAACGAGATCGACCTTGGCGTAAATCCGCGTGCTGTCGGGGTCCATGTGCCCCAATTGGTCGCCGATCTCCTTGAGTGACAGGCCGGCGGCCAGCAGTCGCGTCGCGCAGGCATGACGCAGGGCATGAGGCCCGTAGTGCGGAAGCGACACGTCCAGAGATCGCAGGCGTTTAGCAACCACTCCCCATATCGACGAGTTCACCGGCCGAAATGGAGCCCGCAGTGATAGAAACACTTCCCGATGCGATGATCGCGGTCGCACCTCTTGCAGGTAACGCAGGATGGCATCGCCGACAGATCGTATTAGCGGATAGGTGCGGACCCGTCCCGTCTTAGAAGACACAACGCGGATCACCTCATGCTCCCAGTCGAAATCCTCCAGCCGCAGACGGCAGACCTCCCCGCGCCGGAGGCCGTAGATGGCCAGCAGCATCAGTATCGGGCGGTTACGGATGTTGGACGGCTTGTCGCCTTCAGTCATGGCAAGCAAACGCCGCACATCGTCCCACGACGGCCCCAGTGGCAACGACGCCTGCGAGAAGACCCGTGGATACCGAATCGACGCCGCCAATCCTTTACGGCACCAGCCCCTCGCTTCTGCATAACGAAAGAAAGCCCGAAGTGAGTCGGCACAACGTATAATCGTCCTTTTTGAATAACCTTTTGGTATGAACAACTTCCGAAAGGCCATGTCAAGCCACTGAGGTGTGATCTTGTGCAGGGAATCCTCCTTGACGTGCAGTCGATTGAAGAACTGCTTGATCCACCAACAATGATGGACAATGGTCACGGGCGACAGTTGCGCTTCATGCTCCATGTAGTCAGCAAACGCTTTGATCTTGTTCGCCCAAGGAGTCAACGGAGCAGGTCGCTCTTGCAGACGCCCGATGTACCGAAGCCACCGTATGGCAAGCGGGCAAAGAGAGCAATAGAAGCGGCGTTGGTTGGCTATCATGCGTTCCACTTCGGCGAGAGTCAGAACCTTTCGAGGCCGAACGGCCGGTCCAATCGCGTTGGCAATCGCAAGCAGACGACTCGCGTTGACCAGCAAGGTACTCCGGGCGTAGCCCTGATTCGCAAGATGCGTCAGGAAGGCAAGCCGCTCTTCCAGCATGGGGCCTTTGCGATAACGCGCGATTGTAATGGGACATTTATACAGTTGATCGAACATAGTCGAACCTCCGGGGAGAAAGGGAAAACAGAACATTCTCCCCATAGCGTAGCACCTAATTATGTGGTGCAGAAAACGGGCAAAATGCTGAAATACGGCTGGAGGAACGAGCTAGACAACATAACTGAATGCGCCACATAAAACCCGTTATGTGGTCCACCACATAACGGGTTGCATAGGACAAGGTCTGGGCGAGGTAAGTAATTCCACACGATACTCTCGAACTTGCCACGAACGAACTCACTGAGTTTGTTCTTGTAACCACGCTCACGTTGCACTACATCACAACCGAACACGGCGCATCCGGCATCCCACCACGGGTCGGTGAGTCTTTGGGTCCCGATTGCAGGATCAAGGACGACCTTGTCGAAGCAGACGCCCCGGCAGTGCATCGCTGGCCAGAGGATGTCGAACAGGAATCGTGCTACACCAACGGGAGTAAACACGGTGCTGTTCTTTCGGTTGTTGTGGTAGTCGTTGCGAACGACGGTTAAAGGACTGGCCATCAGTAACTCCTCACGTCAGATCAAAGGCATGGGCGATCAGGACAAGCCCGCAGACGCCGACCACGCACGCGATCAGTCCGTCAATTTGCCAGTAGTGCCAAGCGGACGTTGCACCGACAGCGATAAGGATTCCACAGCACGCTTCAGCGGCTCTCTTCATAACGCCTCCACTTTCTTCACGAGCGGGTCAACATACGGGTGAAAGTACGGCCAGTAGTCGTGGCAAGCCTCGTGGGCCAGGATCAAGGCCCCTTCGTGGATCGGATAGCCCAGCACTTCAGGGTCGAGCGTGATACCCGGACAGAAAGGCCAGTTCGCGCCCAGCGTCCTTCCCCGTGGATTCGTCAGCGGCATGACCATGACATCCCACGGTCCAATGTGGTTGTAGCGCCGGATGGTGTAGTCCAGCACGTCGCATACTTCCGGGTCGTGGCACGTCAGTCGCAAGACTTTGAGGTGCCGAACGGCCCTATTCAACCAAGCCTGCTCTGCATAGCGGTCGCCGCAGCCGGAGTACCACGCACCGAGGAAGAAGGGAAACGAGACAGCGACGAGAATACTGTAAAGAAGGCCGCGTAAGACACTCCGCATCAGACACCTCACTGATTGATGAAACGGATTGGTTCCCACGATTCAGCGGCGTTGATTAGGCCGCAATAACGCTGCTCGATCTCCGCAAACTCCAGCCATCGCGTCTCGTGGCCGATGCTCACTGGCCACCACAGGAAGCGGCGGATGATCCGGTGCTGGTCAAGGTATGGTCGTTTTGGGCTGCCGAATCTCACGTTGTAATCTCCAACTCGAACTCGTTCGACGAGAACAGGTGCTCAATGACACGCGAGGGCAACTGGAACCGTTTGCCGTTGACCGGGAAGCGATCAATCGGCTTGCCGCGATACAGGAGCACGGCTGACTTCGACAGTGTCGGCCGGTTGTCCGTCTCGGTAAGCTGGTAGCACGAGGCCCGCCGATCCGTCACGACGTAGTTGATCTTCCCGTCTCGCCGCAGTTGCCGGAGAATCCGGTCGGGCGAGGCCGGCGCGATCTCGGTGCGGGCGGCGATGTAGGCGTGCAATTCCTTGATGTAAAAGCGGGTCGTGCCGAACTCCCACCGGGCCTTGACGAACGCTTCGACAAGGTCGGCGATGTTGTTCTTCACGCGGTTGAGTTCTTGTTGCTGGCTCATCGCACACTCCGGGTAGTAATGATTTGGGGACTAATCAGGTATTTCGCCGTACAACATCGCCCAGAGGATCACAGAGGCAATCTGTCCGCGCTTGGTCGCTCCAGTAAGTTCGTAGTACGACGTTCGGCGGTCCACCGTGTAATAGGTGATTACTCCACACCGACGAAGTATGGGCAGAACGCATTTCGGCACGGTTGGGTTGATGGCAATTCGAGAAGAAAGGTAGTCGAGGAGTTCATGGATGTAGAAACGGGGCTTGCCGGACTCTATCCGCTCGTAAACGAAATCTTCGATGCTTTCGCCGAGGCTGTTTTCGCCGAGGCGGTCTTCTGCTGTGCTAAGTGGTTTATGTTGTGTCATTGGTTTACTCCACGTCTCGCTTCCGCCAGTAACGGGCTTCCTTCGGGATGCCATCGTCGGTTAGTTCTCGGTATTTGAACGTGACGGTCTGGCCGACGCGGAAGTGCTTGCCTTGGAAGTAGGCCGGCATGTCGGCGTCGGGATTCTTAGCGGCCCACGCAAGCATTTCAGGGACTTCAAACTCGCGTTCCTTGTCAGTCAGCCCGGCGACTTTCAGCCGCTTGCCGTCGTAGTCCACGATGAGTGAGCCGATTTTGCCAAGCAGCCGGCTTCCCTTGTCCGTCTCACGGCCGCTGGTGAATCCGGTGATGGTGCCCTCGGCGTCCTCGAACGGCTTCCACTTGAGGATGCCCTTGTGTCGTCGCGGCGTCCAAGTGCTGGTCTGGTCGCGGAGCACGATGCCCTCGCCGCCTTGCTCCAGGGCATGGTCAAGGAACTCGGCGATCCGCACGCACGCCTTGCCCAGGTCGGACGGCAGCTTCTCTTGTCGGTGCATGTAACAGCAGGACAGCCCGTTGTCCAAGTTCTTCGAGAGGAAATGCAATTCGTCCTGGAAGATCGAGCCGGGCGGCAGGTAGCGGAAGTCGCCGTCGAACGATTCGAGCCGGTTGCGAATCCAGTGCTCGATGGCAATGAAGTCGATGGCCCGGACCATGTTGGCGTTCTTGATCTCGCCGGTGGCAAACAGCGCCGACAGTGAGGGGCTGCTATAAACGGCATATTCGATGCAATCGAACCGGGGATCAGGCGTGTCGCCGCTACAGATCGACCGACAGAGTTGAAACTTGCCCCGCCCGGCCCACAACTCGCCGTCCAACGGACAGCATGGAAGCTGGTTCAGGAACGAGTCCGGTGCGATGATCGGGTTGCCGTAGCGGCTCCACAAACCTGTGGAGACGGGCTTGATCTTGGCCTTCCGCTCACCCGTCTTGGGGTCGATGATCGACGCCCAAGGTACGTCCTCGGTCCTCATACCACGGCTGAGGCCGCCGTCCCAGAAGCACCGAGTTCCGTCCAGCTTCTCACTGAGAAGCCAGCCGGTGATGTCGTGCTTCGCAGGTTTGTAGTGGTCGGCGAGTTGCAGGAATTCACGACGCATGGTGGGGTCCTTGACGGAAGCCTTCCAGGAAAAGTACGGGGTCGTTAGCTCGCAACTGCCGTAGGCTATTCCGGCAGTCGTTGTCTTCCTCGCAATGGACGAGGAAGCTGGCGACCTTGTCCAAATGGACGGCACCCGCTTTGAACGCAATCTCTTTCGCACGGTTGTAAGTAATCATTCAGGTGTCCTTTCTATAGATAGGAACAGTTGAGAAGGCCGAGTGTCGCACGAATTCCCAGAAGATTCCTGAGAATGTGTTCTTCTCGTGGAGTCGCCCACAGATCGTTCCACGGGGCCGGCACAGTGATGGCATTCCCGCCGTGCTTGCGGAACAAATCGACGTTCACCGAGTAGTCGTCGATCAGGATTGAGTCTCTAGTGGCCAGCAGCCACTTCCTTGGCGTGATGAAATACTGGCGGTGAAGCCAGTCGGGTAGATTCTTGTGAATCCACTCCAGCTTGCCGGCGAGGCAGTCGGGGTCTTTGGTCGTGCTCGTGGCGATGTAGATGTTGTCTCTGCCGGCCACCGACTCGCACGTTGCGAGCAGCCAGGGGAGCAACGGAGAGCGCGGGGTGTCTGCCCACGTCTTTCTCCCAAGCGCCTCCCAGAAACTCGCTTCCGTTGTAAACCGCTGCTCTCCCAGAAGGATGTTTGCGCCTGCCACGATGTCATAGCCCACGTCCGGCAGCCCTTCGTAGCTTGTCGGACTGACCGGGCAGCCGACAAGGTAAAGCGCATAGGGAGTGAACGTGTTGCACACATCATCCATGTCAAGGAAGATTCTCATGCGCACAGTTCCTTTACGTGTTCTTCGTAGCGGGCGCGGATGGCATGAAAGTTGTCGATCACAGTCCGGCGGGGAATGCCGACCAACTGGGCTATTTCAGGGAACGTGTAGCCATCCTTCCGAAGGCGAACTAACTCGCGGTCCAAGGGCGTTTCACACGCAGATTTGATCTGGTCGGCTTCGTCAACGACTGCGACGGTATCAAATCGGGTTCCCATCGTCCGCTTACTCAAGTCCGTTTCGCTGGACTGGTAGGGGGCGTGCCGAGCGGCCTTGTGGATAGCATTACGAATCGACTTCGACATATACGCGGTGGGACCCTCCCTGGTCAGAGTTGTGGCTGGCAGGGTGTTGACCGCGCGTGTTAGTGCCAGAAACGCTTCGCTCGTTAGGTCATCGCGTAGATATTCAAAGTCTGTGTTTGACTTCAGGTAGTCATCGACGATGCTCACCACCATCAGCATGTTGCCAGTAATCATCCTCTGGTGCGCTTCTTCGTCGGGAAGTAGAGCATAGAGGGCGTCGTTGTCAGGGGTCTCACAAACAGCCTTCATGTTGCTGACAAGTTCAGTGTTGTACTTCACAGGTAGTCCTAGTTACTTGGTCACGATCCAGGCACAGTTAGCTCGAAAGTCGGTGATTGCTTCCATGCCGTCGTAGCGATAGATTTGTCCTCGCGGGTCACAAATCTGCCCGTGGTCATAGGCGACCGCATGGCCGCAGCGGCTCGTCTTTCCCGTCAGCACGCCACGGCCCCTTTGAATGGCAAAGTCGAACGCGAACTTGTTGTCGATCCAGATGCCATCAATCGGGCTAGATTGCTTAGGAGCCATTGCAGGGCAACGTTCGATTGCCGTGATCTTCCAGCCGGCCAGATAGAGAGTCGTGATGATCTCCTGGATATGCCAGGATCGCCGGCGCATTGGCTCGGGAAGGTCGGGCCATTGGATACAGCTTCCATCGTGGCCGAGCTTCTCAATGAGGTTCTCGACCGGACAACCGATGGCCATTGCGAAGGCGGTCGGCAAGCACGACCAGGCGTTGGGAGAGTTCTGTAGGCGCATATTGCGAAACAGTTAAGGTTGATGAGGCTTCAATCAGACGGGTAAGAAGAGGTTCACACTATTTCGTCAAGCATGGCGTCGATCTCTGCTTGCGTCGGTATCTTCCAGCTACTCTTGACGAAGTCGCGCCAGTTGGGCGGCTTGAACAGCCGGTCGTAGTTCTCCTGGTCGGCACCCGTGAGAATCCAGATGCCGGTTCCGTATCGCTCCCAAATGGGCCACTTCCGCTTCTGGGCCTTCGTGAACGAGTAGCGCCCCTTGTTCTTTACATCGATCCACCTCTCGCCCCACTTTGGATGACGGCAGTACAGGTCGGGAATGCCCGTCTGGAACGCATTGCCGATCATTCGCTCGACGAGCCAGCCCCTCGCCTTCAAGAAGACCATTAGGTCTTCTTGGATGAAGTATTCCGGCCCGTGCTTAGCTCTCATTCCATGTGCTCCAGTTTCCCAGGCTCAAACGTGCAGGGCTTCAAGATCGTGCATCCCCAGCCGCGAATCAGCTTGCCCTGGTCAACGTCGTGCCAGCGTTGCCGTAGCTCTTCGTCGGCCAGCCAGGTGCGGCAGAACGAACTCGGGTCCTCGAAGATGATGCGGTGATTGTCGCACCCAATTGCCACGACATAGTGGCCGTCGTTTCTGAGCTTGTTGTACGGCAACGCCGAGCTACGGTACGCCTGAATGGCGATGATGGTCGGTCGGTCGAGATTGATGCAGTCACACAAATTGTCGGGCGTGAGTCCTTGGCGGGCATGGTACGCCAGCCCGTAATAGCCCAGCACGTAAGTGACCCAGTCCATCGACGTGCCCGCTCTTGCCGTCGTCCGGGCCAACTTGATAAGCCGGTCCTCACGCTCTTCGATTCCGTAGGCGACCAGCACGGACTGAAGGGCGTCCGCCCCGCAATCGAAGTTGAAGGTCTGCCGTGCCTCGGGGAATGGAATGATCTTCATTTCTTGTTCGCCCATGATTTGACGCATTTGTTCCAACTGATGGCAATGAGGGGAATCTTGGAGCGGAATGATTCGACCCGACTCTGGATGCGCTTCGCTACAGGCTCGACCATGTCGGGCGTTGTCACTGCCGCGATTTCGTCGTGGACGTTCATCAGGGCGACCTTGAACGGATGCACGCCGGCCGGCTGAAGGTCCCAGACATCCCGCTGCACCTCTTTGGTGACTTCCGCACCGACAGCCTGAATCTCGTGGTTGGCCGCAGCACGCATCGAGGCCGCTTGGATACCGAAGGCCGCCGCGTAGAGGGCCGAGACGACCGCCCCACACGCGAATTGCTCTCGGGCTCTCCGCACGACGCGGATTGCACATTCCCGCCACTCTTTGGGCGGCTTGCGGGCAAGGTCGAAGACGGTCTTGCAAATGCGGTTTTCAAGCGTGAAATACCGGCGGAACCCCAGGAAGGTCTCGCAGTAGTCGGCCGGCTCTGCCCAGTAGACGGCCGAGCCGATGCCGCCCGGCTGCTGCATCGAACAGAATCGCTTGAAGACGCTTTCCCGCCACCCTTTGACCCGCTTGTACTTGTCCAGCAGGGTGCTAATGGCCGACCGAGCGTTCTTTTCGAGCACGCCCAGCTTTCGCATCAGTGTCTCGAACGTGCCACCGTAAAGGATCGTGGCAAAGAAACCTTGCTTGCCCTTCGTGTACCGGTCGTCCTCCTGGTTCTTCGTCGCAAGGATTTCGTCATACGTCATGTCCGGGTACATGAGGGACCCGAAAATGCCGTGAATCTTCTTGCCGCTCTGTAGGTCGGCTCGGAGGGCGGGATCATCGCAGACGGCGTCGGCAATCGAAACCTCGAAAGCATCGAAGTCGCCGATGCTCAAGACCATGCCATCCCAAGCGAGAGGGAATAGGCTACGAACGTCGTCGGTGTGCTTGATCCCTTGCGGGTTGAGACCGTCCGCACCAGCCATTCGAGACGAGAGGGTCCCGATCACCACAAACGAGGCGTGGAACCGGCCGGCTCGCAGGAGTTTCTTGTAGAGCTTAATTTCACTCCCGGCAACCCGAATGCCGAGAATCTCGCGTGCCCGCCGTGCAGCCGGGTGCTGACCGGGGAAGAGCTTGCCGTGACCACCACAGCGAGTGCAGCCCTTCCCATCGCACTTAAAGCACTCTTCCTCTTCCGTGATCTCCCACTTGCCCACTTCCTCCAACTTGGCCTTGCAAGTGGTCCCTTGCAGGATGATCTTTTCCGTTTCATCCATGCACTCAACGATATACCGACGAACATCCTTCGGCTTGTTGCAGTTGACGGGGGCGTTGGCGACGATCTGCTGAGCATGGGACAGCAATCGCTTGACGCCGTCGATGTCGATGAGGAAGCCGTGCCAGCGAACGGCGGCGACCATGCAGGCGAGAACCGAGTCGGTATCGTTCGGTTGAGGGTACTTGAAGTGAGCGTCCAGGTCACGGGTGTAGACAATATCGTCCTTGGCGTACTCCCGTGCGTCGAGGTTCGTCGCCCAATGCTCGATATGCTGCTTAATGACGCCAGGCCAGGCGTATATGGCCGCACTGACCTTCTTGCTCTTCTTGCTGGGCTTCTTATGCACTTTCCAGCCATCGTCGGGCTTGGTGACTGCCAAGGCAAACGGCGCATACCCCAGTTCTGCGGGGCGCAGACTGGAATCAAGCTCCACGTCCTTGAAGTGAAACTTTGGTACTCGCTTCAGCGCGTATTCGGCCAAGAACTTCAAGCCACCAGCCGGACGGAACTTGAGCACTACATCCTTGAAATTAGGGTCGATCTCCCCGTCCTTGTGCTTGCAGTCATAGACATGCCACCGAGGGGCGTCCTTGTTGGCCGACCTGGCGAAATAGATTCCGTCCAGTTGAACACGGTTTTCAAGCTCGGTGGCCAGGGCGTCGGCCAGCGGAGTCGGCACCCGCTTGATGCGCACGTCCTCGCGGGCCATGAGCGACTGGAAGGGTCCCCGCCGCGAGTGAAGCATCAAGTCCAGGACGCCGGCCGGCTTCAGGCAGGGTCCGTCCCGCGCCTCGGGCTCACGCATGGCGATCTCGTCGATATGCTCCTCGGGAATCCAGTCCCGAGGGAAGAGCCTGAAAAGTGTGTAGCACTTACACAGGTGGAACATATCGAACGAGGCATTGAAGAAGACCATCGTGTGGGTCAGGAACCACTCGATACGGTCCAATGTCTCGCCGATGGGGTGCTTCCACACGTCGTAGAGCACGACCGGTCCATCTTCCACGGCCCACTGGAAGAGCACAGGCATCCCGTGCAGGCCGCACGTCTCGGAGTCGAAGTAGAGCTTCTTAGTAATCAACGAGGGGGACTCCGTTTGGCTTGCGCATGTTGAATCGTCCAGGGCAGTCGATGGCTCGCAGACAGTCGGTTCGGTCCAAGTAGAACCTGGTCACGATTCTGCATAACCATTGCTCGGTGTTCCTCTACCTATGGAACAGCCGAGGAGGCAGTTTGTCGCATCATTTCCCAGAATTATCTTCAAGAAGTCCCGGCTCGGCGTTCCGGGCATCCATGACGACCGTCAATACGCCCTGCCTGATCTTGTCCAGGGACTCCTCCCAGCCAGGGAAGCGGTTGGCGATATTCGCGGACAACAGTTCCACAAACCGGTCCGCAATGGCCAGAATGGCACCCTTGGCCAGCAAGTCGCCCCGCTTGTACTTCGCGCTCTCGCTGGCTTGGGTCAGCTTTGCAATGATGTTCTGCAACGAGGCAGACGCGGCAAATTGCCCGGCATTGTAGGCTTTCTCGCACATGAGACGTGCCATCGCCAGGTCTGATTCAAGGTTTGTTGGGTCAGGTACGCCGGCGAGTTCGCGTAACCGCTGGGCGTCAGTGGGGTCAGTCAAGTGATAAAGAGGTTCCATCTAAAACTCTCCTAGTCGTCGAACCAAAGCCGTCCCTTGCGGTCACGGCTGATTGTCCATATCCAGTTGCGAAGGCAGACTCTCGTGATGATCCCGCAGGATCGAGCAGCTTCCGATATGGTTGCAAAATGCTCAACAGTACCGTCAGGATGTTGACACCCAACGGGGCTTGTAACGTTCTCGCTAGGCCCACCGGCCTCGATATTTCGCAGAATCCAGGGTGCCGCTTTGAGCGGGCTGCCGGTCACTCGGTTGTTGATGTCCCGTAACCGGATAGAGACCACCGCATGGGCGATTCGCCACCCAATCGGAAAGGCCGAGCCCAGCGACCATCCAACCCTCTCGGCGGGGAACAATCCGAGCGAATCAAGTTCCCGTAGCCACTCGGCCCAGTTACTCTTGCTGATGTCCTTCACCGACCAAAGTGACGCCCAGACGGGTGTAACGGTGGTCGGGCACCAGCTAATCAACCTCGGCAATTGCTGAGGATCGCGCGGGTCGGCCAACTCGAAGGTCCGATACTTGGCCGGATTGTTCGGCATCTTGAACAAGTCCCGTTTTTGGTACTTCTTCCAATACCTCGGATGCCGCTCGGCGAATCGACGCTGTTTAAGCGCGTTCGCCGCCCGCGATTCTGGCGTGCTCATCGGTTCAAATGGCACTTCAGCAGTGTCACCAATTCGTCCAGGTCGAAACGCAGTTCATCCTCCGAAGTCAGTTCGACGTGAGTTCCCACGGGAACCACGAGTCGAATGGACCCGTCCGGGTCGGCATGAACCTGCATCGGGGCACAGTTAATGGTCTGTACGTTCTCACCGTCGCGCCAAATCTCGACTGTCAATGGCTTTAACTTCACTGGGCACCTTCCCTTTGAAAAGTCTCAAGCAACAGTTCTTGAACTTCCTACCGGAGCCACACAGACACAGTTGATTCCGGCGGACACGAGGGTAAAGATTGACAAACATGCACTGACCTTTCTTGTTAGTTTTCCAATGGTCCGACTTCACGGCCGCCATCAATGATGTAACGCGTCGGGCCATCCTTCTCGGAAGGATGCCGCAATTTGCAGTTGAGCCGCCAAGTGATTCCGTGCTTCGGGTTGACGCCATGCAACCACTGTGCAGGCTCTCGATAACCAGCCAGGGAGTTGTAGGAGAACGGATCGGTCCCCAGCCACGCACCGTTGACCATCAACTCGCCATCGATGTCCGAGAGGGTACTGGCCGAGTGGTGATGGCCCGCGCAGTAGTAACGGACACGCTGGCCTCCGGCGGCAGCACCGAGAGCAATGAGTCCCTTCTGTCGGCGGACCATGCCGTACCAGGGGATGCCCAGGTTGCTCCGGCAGTCATCGCCGTGCGAGACGTTGAAGCCGACACCATTGATGTCGATGTTCGCGCTCCAAGCGTCGGGAATCTGGAAGTTGACGTTGACCATGTCGCGGCAGTGAAGACGGGCGATCTCCGCAACCAGATAATCCCAGTTGTCATTCGCCCCGTAGTAGTCCTTCTTCTGCGAACGGCGGCCGTGGTTTCCAGACAGGTAGATGACGTTGACCTCACCGAAGTGGCGGGCGAAGTCGCGGTACATCAGGGCGTGAAGCTGGCCGATAGCGAGGCAGTTCTTGAACTGATTGCGATAGTAGGATCGCTCGCAGGCCCGATGAATCTCGCCGCTCGTGTGATCTCCATAGGCAAGCACCCAGAGCACGGGGAAGTAGAACTTCGGAGCGAGAGTCTCTTGCGTCCACTCCACGACCGTCTCCACGAGGCGCTCGGCACGAGCACAGGAGATCGGGAAATTGTACTCCTCGAAGCCGTTGACCTGCTCGGGACGGACCACTTGATCGTGGTGGCCGTCACTAATGTGGAGCACGCAATGCTCCCTGATCTGGGCTTTGGGACGCGACTGGATCGCCGGCGGAAGTGCCTTAAAGGGCTTGATCCGCGTATCCATTTCCTTAGTGACGGCCTTGAACAGGCCGGCAAACTTCGCCCCCGCCTTGACCTTGGCTTTTTCTCGGTTGCGCTCCTCGGTCAGGTGGACGACCTCGGCCTCCAACTCCATCACCCGCTCGTCGGTCGGATCGTAGCTCTGGATCGTTTTATGTTGACCGCCCGGTTTCTTCGGGCACGGTTCGTAATCGCCCGGCCAGGGCACGTCTTTGTGAGCGCGGCCAGTGGCGATGTCAGAGACTAGAGAGCGACTGATCTTGCAAGCCTTAGCGATTCCCGGCTGCGGCTTGCCCTCTACGATCAACGCTTTGATCTTAGCGACTTTGGCTTTTGACAACATCATTTAGACCTTATAGGACCTGATCCGTGACGGCTGGAGCCGGGACTTGTCGAAGACGACAATCGCTATTGCTTGCACCAGGCCGCATTTCGCGTCACCAAACTTCGGACGACCGTGAAGGAAACGAATCTCAGCGGCTTTCATGCAGTAGGTATGCCACCAGTTCGTGTTCGTATGGGCCGGGACGAGCATCACCACGACGCAGTCCGACTCAAACGCCTTCTGCACCCAACGCCTCAAACGAGCCTTATCCGAGTTGAAGGGAGGGTTGAGCCAGCAAACACCTTTCCACTCTTGCTGTAAGGCATCTTCCTCGGCCGTGTAGTAAACCGGACACTTAGCGTTGGCTGAGTCAGCAGCCAAGTCGATGGTGAAGTGAAACTCCTCATTCAGCCTGTTGAACAGGGATTGAGGAGTAGACCATGACTGGCTGCGTGACTCGAACCTCGGCTGTCTCTTGGGCAACAACATTTACAGCGTCTTTGTAGCGGGAGCGCGATGGGTGGCCCGAATGACAGAGTCGATAAGTTGCTGTAAGGCACAGGGGACAGCGGCCGGACCATCCACGATGGCCTTGTGTGGCATAATGACGGGCCGGCTTGGGTCAATCGCCCATTCCAGCTTGTACTTCACGGCCCAGTCCCACATGCGGCGAGTCGGAGCAATGAAGTTGAGCCCAGCACCGGCACCGCGAACGAGGAGGCCAATGCACTTGCCATTCTTCAGGTAGACGCCGCCGCCACTGCTGCCGGGATAGCCCATGCAAGATGTCTGATCGAAGACTTTCCCCGTGTTGAGCAAGTCGCGGTCGGTCTGAGAGATAATCCCGTAGCTGACACTGTCGTACAGCCCTAGCGTGCAGCCGACGTGGACAAGTTCGGTGCCGATTGGCGACGGTTTGCCGGAGTCGTCGAACTCGGCCGAGGCGTCAGTGAAGTTGTCCTTCAACACTTCCAACAAAGCCAGGTCGTCGCCCACTTCGGGATCACTGTAGGCCAGGACTTTCGCCTCCGTTCGCACCTCACCAACCCAGCGGCCGTCAACCCGTCGCTCCTGGTAGATCGTCGCGCTCTTGAAAGTGCCGTTCGGCTGCATCAGCAATTGAGCAACGTGGCCGGCCGTCCAGACGAATGTGCGCTTGACGTTCCCTAGCTGCCGCGTGACGAGCACTCCGGTGCCGCAGCCGTGGTCGGCCTCCACACGCACAGAAATGTCTTGCAACATCTGGTGAGGGGCCGCAGTAATCAGCTTGGCGAGCACGTTTTCGTCAGCAGTGACACGCTTGTTGAGGAGATGCGTAGCATCGGCAATGCTATTCGCGGTGGCGGCAGCATAGTCAGCAGTGCTACGCATGGCAGAGGCAGTCGAGGCGGCTTCGCTAGCAGTGCTACTCACAGCATCAATGCGCCTGGCAACAGCGGCCTCGTCGGCTACTGCCCTGTCACGTAATCCCAACATGCCGCCACCAACGCAACCGAGCAACACTCCGATCACAGTGAACAACACGGCACAGATCACAACATGCACCTTCATCAGAGGCTCCTTCAAACGGTTACTTCTTCCACAGTGAAATCATCTTCAGTCTCGGGAACGTCCCAACTGATGCCGCTCATAGCTTCGCCCATCGTCAGCAACTCCAACTGGCGATTTGCCTCTATCACTTCAAGGACCTTCCGGTCCGTTGGTAAATGAATCAGGTCCACGATCAATAGGCCAGGATTGTCTTCGCCAATCGATTGGATACGGGCCGCAGCTTGAATCCGGTACTCGGGCTTGAAGCTGTTGCTCCAGAAGACAACCATGCGGCTCTCACGAAGAGTCAGGCTCATGCCGCCACTCTCGGGATGCGAGACGAACGCCGCGCGGGGATGGTTCTCGCGGTCGGCCCAGTAGTCCAGGGCCTCTTCGTCCAACACGACATCACCGTTAGCCTTCGTCACCTGCCAACCACGGCCGTCGCAACGGACTACGTCCCAGCCCTCTTTGCGGCACAGGCCGGCAACACGGTCCACGCTCCCAGTGAAGCCGGCGAAGATCACAATGCGGCCGGTTTCTTCGCACTCATCGAGAAGGCCGCGTAACGCCCTGTCCTTCGGGCAGGGAACTTCCTTGGCCTGGCGTACCTTCTTGACGACTTCCTTCTTTCCTTCGCAGCATGGACAGGGGACTTCTCGCTTCTGCAAGCGAGCGACACATTCCTTGTCGAGCATGTCCACTGACTTGTAGCTTCGGCCGTCATCCTCCGGGTCGAACCACTCTTCGACAACTCCGGTTGCGTTGCAGTGTCCGCACGGAATCTTCCCATCGGCGACTTCCCGATATTGGAAGCCGTCGCTGAGTTCCCGCGTGAGGGTCAAGCCAGTGATCGCGTTCGGTGCCGACTGCACGAGTGCCTTCGCCACGCGAAGCGTGCTTGCATTCGGCTTGCAGTAGATTCTCCGGTAGGTCTTCTCCGGCAGGCCAACGCAGTCCTTCAAGTGCTTGACGATGACCAACCCTTTTAGCCGGTCAGAGAGGTAGGAAATCTCATTAGCGCTTGGCTCGTACTTTTCGCACGCGCACGCTTCCGATTCTTTGTCATCCTCGGTCAGGTCTTCCCGCCGATACTTGCCGCAGTGCTTGCACTTTCGCTCGTCGTCCTTCCAGCCGACCCGCGCCTTGAAGGCCCCGGCGTCGTACTGCTGAACGACCGTGAACGCCAGTCGGTCTTCCAGAGACTTGGGCGAGCCCTCTCGCAAGAATCCCGGCCAGGCGATCTCTGCCTGCTTCCACCAATCCAAGGGCGACTTCGGGCTCGGCGTACCAGACATTTCGATGACGAAGCCGTCGAAGCCGTGGGCCTCCCTAATCTTGTCTGCCATCCGTTGCATGGCCTCGCTTCGTTGCGACGTGGCCCCTTTGCAACGGCTCGATTCGTCGCCAACCAATCCCAGCGGGACGGGCGTGCCAGGCTGCCACTCATCCATGACGCGGACGAGGGCCTCGTAGGTCATCATTTCGACGTGGACGTTCGGGTCGAGATTCCAACGGCGAAACTCACGGCGAATGTTCGGCAGGCTCGTCTTCGGCCCGACCCACCACCACTCTTTCACGCCCGACCGCTCCATCACCTCTTGCACGGCCAGCGTCTTGCCAGTCCGCATTTCTGCGGCCATGATGCCGTAGTGATAAGTGAGGAAGTGATCGGCAAGTTCCTTCTGATGCTCCATCAGCGGGCGGGTGTACTCGTGCTTCACGACCGGGCGCTCGAACCACGCATACACGTCCTCGCCTATCAAGTAGTCGAGTTGAAAACGATTGCGCTGGCAGTCAGCGACCGACCACACTTTACGGGGCGGGTCCTCGAAGCCGTGCCACTTGCTCCCTTGCATCGCCTTGATCTCGTCCTTGAGGGCGAAGGGCGACTTGAGGAAGAAGATGCGGGCGTCCTTATATTCCAGGGTGGCTTCCGACTTAACGAGTGTGCCGCCCGGCGACCGGTGGATCAGTTTGACTTCTTTGATCTCGCTCAACGCTTATCCTCCAGAAGTAAGGTCCCATCAGGCAGGGCGCGACTTGCGCACTCTTTCCACACGTCCAAGCCAGCCGCCTTGAACACGTCCATGACCCGGTTGAATCCGGCACGAACGCTCGGTTGGCAGGAGTTCGTTGAACCGAGCTTCACGGCGGTGTGCCACTGGGCAAGCGTGCCGCTGATGACCGCCAATTGAACGCCGCGAAGAACGGTGCCCGTTGTGACGAATGGCATTTCAGCGACTTCAAGTATGGCCAGCATGGTTTCCTCATCCGCTGCGACGAGCACGCTGAACGACGCATGGCTCAATAAATGAGGAGCTAACCCCGGCTTGGCGTTGCGATCTTGCATCGCGGCCAAGCAGGAAATGAACCGTTCCGGCTCGGATCGCTCGATAAGGCTTTTGTCAACACTCTCCGCAACGGAGTACCCTAATGCCTGTTGGCACAGGCTGAGGAACGTGTTGAAGTCCGCGACCGGCGATTGGATGAGTGCTGCGCTTGGAGTCATAAAGTGATCTCGAAAAGGCCCCGCCAGGCTTGTGACCTGGCGGGGCACAAATACCCACTGTGAGATAGCGTGTCCGAGCAGAGGCCCAGTGGGTTTACTACCGGGCGCGGGACTTCCGATTGTCCTCGGCCTTTTCCACGCCCTCGGACTTCGGCTTGAGGAAGCGTTCGATCTCCTCAATGATCCGAGTCATGGGTGGGACCTTGTTGAAGGGCGTGGAGCACTTCGTAACGAGCGGGCCATACCAGGAGTTGCCCTTCTTCTCGATGTAGCGCGTCTGGAGAGTCATGGGCATCGGACCGTGAGGGGCAAGTCCCTTCACGTCCTGGCTATTCGCCGCACGCCGGTCGATGTCGGCCTGCGTGAGGTTCATGTGGTTGGACACCGCGCCGGCCTCGCGCAGCGAGGTGGCATTGCCGAAGAACAACTCGTAGAAGCTGCCCGTCGAGCGCTCGTAGACCAAGAAGCTGATACCGCACTGGCAACTGGAGTCCTTCTCCATCGACAGGGCGCGAATCTTCTTGAAGCTGTCCGAGGTTTCGTCATACGAGGTGACGATGGCGGAACGATCTCGCATATCGACCGCTTTCGGCCGGCGAGCAAACGGGACCACGTCGATGGAATCACCGAGATCGGTAATCGTCTCGTCCGGGCCGGGAATACCCCAGTGGCCGTTGGCGATCTTGTTCTTCTTCGTGAACTTGTCGTTGTTGCACAGCTTGAGGTATTTGAGGTAATTGCCGCCCTTGGTCAGGTCAGCGAACGCATCATCGGTGCCAAGTTGGGTGGAGGGGAGTTGGGTCAGATCAATGGTTGCAATCGCATTAGACATGAGAAAACGCTCCAGGTGAAAAGTAGGCAGAACAGAGACGGCACCCTCCCTCGCTTTCTGTTAGTGGTTGGTGAACCTGCGAAGTAAACCTGCACATATAGAAGAGTCTGGAAACGCACAATTAGGCGGAAACGCAAACAATTTCTGGTAATTCCCAAGTTTCCGCCTAAATCGTTTTGTTGAGACTCTTCTATATGTGCAGGTTTACTTTGCGAGGATTAACAACCGCCGCGTCAATCAAATGCCTAAAGTCTCAGAAGCAATCGGTTCCTTCCTCCATGCCCGTGCCACCCCGGCCAACCAGGACTTGGTTGACCGGTGGAACATTGGTATGGAGGTCCAGGTCAACGTCTCGGCCGGCAATGGCGAGCTAGTGGCCGGGAAGAAAGGGACCTACAGCGATGGTGTCAATGAATGGCACTCGATCCGCATTCCCAAGAAGGCCATGAGCGACCCGGAGTTCACGGACTACGAGTTACGCTGGCCGCTCGATCTCCACGCCGAAGGCATCGGCATGACGGGCTGGGACTGGCAGGAGCGCAAGTCACGCTGGGTGGCGTTCGACGTGGATAGCATCATCGGCCATGCTGCCGGCGTCGGGATCAGCGACGAGAACCTGGAGAAGGTCAAACAAGTTGCCGGGTCCCTGCCTTACGTGGAAGTCCGCAAGAGCACGGGCGGCGGCGGGTTGCACCTTTATGTCTACTTGGATGGCATCCCGACCGCCAATCACACTGAGCACGCCGCCCTGGCTCGGGCCATCCTCGGGATGCTCAGTTCCGAGACGGGCTTCGACTTCTCCAGCCAGATCGACGCCTGCGGCCAGATCATGTGGGTCTGGCACAAGAAGATGACGGCCGGGAACAGCGGCCTGTCGGTCATCAAGCCGGCCGAGAAGATACTGACGATCAACGATCTGCCGAGCAACTGGCGGGACCATATTGAGGTCGTGACCCGCCGCAGGGCCAAACTCAAGGTCAGCGGGGTGAGCGAGGATGGGCCGTTTGAGGCCCTGTCCAGCGGCCGGCGCATGGTCCCCCTGGACGCCAAGCACAAAGAAGTGATCGATGAACTGACCCGATCAGGCTTTTCGACGGTCTGGATACCCGATTACCACCTCCTGCAAACACACACGAAGGCGCTGGAGGGCCTGAAAGAGTCGCTGAAGATCAAGGGCATCTTCAAGACCAACTCGCCGGGAAGGCACCCAGAAACGTGCAACTGCTTCTGCTTCCCCCTCGATGAAGGGGCTTGGCGAGTTTACCGCTTCTCTCCTGGCACGACCGAGGCCGAGACCTGGCAGCAGGACGGCAACGGCTGGACTACCTGCTACTTCAACCGTACCCCCGACCTGGACACGGTGGCCCGAGTCACGGGCGGCGTCGAAGCGCCCGACAACGGCGGTTACGTGTTCTCCACGGCCGAGGATGCAGCCAAGGCCATCGAACTCCTCGGTCAACCTGTCGAGATTCCGGCAGAGTTAAAGGGGCGCGTAACCAACCTCAAGGTCCAGAAAGACGGCCGCATTTCAATCAATGTCAAGAAGGAAAAGGGCGAAGCGGCGGCCCCGCAAGGTTGGGTAAACGGTCGCGGCAAAATCCAGAAGCTCTTGAATCTGCGAGCCGAAGTCAAGGCGCAGATCGCTGACGAGAGCTATGGCACGCACGACAAGATTATTCGGACGCTTATCACACCGCTCAATAAGGCTGCGGGTTGGGTTCTCAACACCGAGGCAGGCGACTGGTCCGACCGGCCCAAGGATGACATCAGAAGTGCGCTGGTATCGCAAGGGATGTCCAAGACGGACGCTGAAGTAGTCCTTGGCGGGGCCTGCCTGAACCCGTGGCGGCTCGTCGTCCAGCCCTTTCAGCCCGAGTATCCAGGCGGCCGTCAATGGAACAGAGAAGCGGCACAATTCCGCTACCAGCCGAGTGAAGGCGAGCACCCGCACTGGGACATGATCCTCCAGCACTGTTTCGGTGATCTCGACAATGGCGTCAGAAATCATCCTTGGTGTCAGAAGCACAACGTCAAGAGCGGTGCTGAGTACGGGCTGTTGTGGGTAGCCAATCTCTTCCGCTTCCCGTTCAAGCCGTTGCCTTACTTGTTCCTGTACGGCGGTGAGAACTGCGGCAAGTCCACGCTGCACGAGTCTCTCCAATTCTTGATGACGAAAGGCATTACCTGTGCCAACAACTCGCTCACCAATCAGAGCAATTTCAATGGTGAGTTAGCGGGGGCCATCCTAGCCTATGTCGCCGAGTTGGACATTTCCAAGTATCCGGGAGCACTCAACAAGATCAAGGAATGGGTAGTCAGTCCGATGTTGCCGATCCGGCAGATGCGCACAGACACCTACATGATGCCCAACACGTTGCACTTCATCCAGACCGCGAACTCGGCTGATTTCTGCCCGATCTTTCCCGGCGACACTCGCATCACCATGATCTGCGTGTCGCCGTTGGGAGACAAAGAGATCGGTCGGGATAAGTTCCACGAGTTTCTCACGGCTGAAGCGCCACATTACCTTTACACGCTACTGAACATACCGCTTCCCGAGCCGGAAGGTCGGTTGAGAATCCCGGTCATTGATACGGGCAACAAAGCGCGAGTGCAGGACAACCGGCGTCCGTTGCTTGAGCAATTCATTGCTGAGCACTGCCACGCGATCCCTGGCGGAAAGGTCCGCTTCAAGGACTTATACGAGAACTTCATCGAGTGGATCGGCCACGAAGAACGGACCAAATGGACCAAGCGGAGAGTGTTACAAGAACTGAAGCTACCGCATGGCGTTCATGCGGAGAACATGAAGTGGGTTGGCAATATCTCATGGGATGATTCTCCAGTGGAAGATTCTCGTCCTTGGGTGGCCGAGAACGGAAGATTAAGGCAATAACCATGTACGAACGACCTCTATCACACGCGGACATTCTTGCGATTGCGGATCATCTGAACGGAACAGGTGAGTTACTGGGGATCGCCATGAGCGAACTCGGATTCAACCCGCGTCTCTACGGAGACGCCGAGGTTGAAAAGTGGCTGGAGGAAGAAGCCGGCCTGGTCCAGGACAGCGACAGTGGAATTTGGTTCTTTGAGTAGACCCCAGGTTGCAAATCATGCCCACTCTTTTTCTCGGCTTCGGCCACTACTCCCGCACAGGGAAAGACACGACCGCCAATTACTTCCTTAGCCACTACGGCGACGGAGTTCTCAAGCGGTCCTTTGCCTGGAAGCTCAAGCAGATCACCTACGAGCTATACGCTTGGGCTGGCCTGATGCCGCCGGAGTATTACGAGACGCCGGAGGGGGCAAAGGCGCGTGACATCAAGCTGCCTGGCTTGGATATGACGCCCGTTGAAGTCTGGGTGGCATTCGGGACCGAGGCCATTCGCAAGAACGTCTACCAGGGGACGTGGGTGGACTACTTGCTGAAGAATGACCACAAGTGCGACGTGCTGGTCATCCCTGACGTGCGTTTCCCCAATGAAGCCGAGGCGATCAAGACTGCGGGCGGGAAGATCGTCAAGGTCGTGCGACCAGGCTATGGGCCGCGCAACACAGTCGCCGACCGGGCCTTGATCGGCTACGACGGGTGGGACTATGTCATCGGCGAGTCGGGTGAAATGGATGATCTTGACAACTGGGCCTGCTTGTTCGCTATGGCGGCTCGGCGAGAGATCGCGTGGCCCCGTCAAACGGCGGAAGAGCGGAAGGCAGCCCTGACAGTAGAGAGGATTGAACAGTGAAGCACCTGAAAACCAACATCATCGCCGCCCTAGACTTCGAGACGACGGGCACCGACCCAAAGACGGCCGAGATAATCCAGATCGCCGTCGTCCCGCTGGGCAACGATCTGCTGCCGCTCAAGGAAGCCTTCTACACCCTTGTGCGACCAGAGCATCCTGAGAGTGCCGACCCGGCCGCTCTGGTGATCCACGGGATCACTCTCGAAGAGTTGGAAGAGGCCCCAGATGCGACGAAGGTCGCCGATCTCCTGTACGAGTGGGTTCGGTCGCTCAAGTTGCCCGTGGGTGGCAAGGTCATCCCGCTGGTCCACAACTACCCCTTCGAGTACGGCTTCTTGACCGCCTGGCTTGGCGCGTCAATGCGGGACGAGCTATTTCACTATCACCCACGGGATGCAATGACCTTCGCGCTCGGCCTGAATGACCGAGCAGCCTTGAAGGGCGAGGAGACACCTTTTGCAAGCGTCGGACTCTTGGACCTTTGCCAGCACTTCCACGTCACGAATCCGAATCCGCACGATGCCTTGTACGACTCGCTGACCGAAGCGACTATCTACCGAGAGTTACTGCTGCTATGAGAGTCTTCAACTACGCCAAGGCGGTCGCAGAGTGGGTCGCTGCCGGCCGGCCCACTCGGTCCGATGAAGACGTAGCGACAATCTTTCGTGTCATCTGTAAGCCCTGTGCTCTCCACTATCGTGGCTCCTGCCGTGAGTGCGGCTGCCGCGTGAGAGCAGAAGGGCCGGCCGTGTTCAACAAGATCAAGATGGCAACTCAACACTGCCCTCGCAATAAGTGGTGACTTATGCCCCCGTTCAAAGACGATGATTGGAATGCGGTCATCAAGCAGGTCAATGGCTTGATTGCCAATGGTTGCACCGGTAGTACGAAGCTGCAAGAGGTCGGAAAAGACCACATTTGGTCGGTCGATGACATACGAGCGGTGCGAAACACGCTGGCTACCATGTGCTCGAATAAGCCGGGCTTCTCCGTACCAACTGTGAAGTGGACGCAAAAGATCATCGACGAGTTAAATACGGTGATTGCACACTGCGAGTGCCAGAAGTACCCCTACGCAATCCAGCTTCCCGGCTTTTCCCTTCCGCTTGTGGGGGCAACCGTTACAACGTCTGGCAGTAGTACGATGGCAGACGGACAAATCCTGACAGAATGGACAGATACGAAAACGACCTATTCTCTCTCAACGCCGCTCCAGTCCCTCTTCGACGGGACGCAGGTTGGACCAGCAGGAATCTCCGGTCGAACGTTCCAGGCGTTCCTCGCTGCCACTTGGTATGAGTACGTTAGCAACAATGGCGTGGTACAAGGCAGCGGGTCCTGGGTGCAAGCTGTCGCGGTACAAGGCACGGTCGATTCTGGTGGCATCTGCCACGGTTCCAGTTCAACTAACCTGTGGACGTGGCCATACTCGGACGATCAGGAAGTGACCGTAACCTACTATCCAGATAGCCCGAACCCACAGGTGTTTTCGGGTAGCTACATAACAGAATATCTAATCACTGGATGCACCGCCTATCTATGGATTACGAAGTAGCGGGCTACCCTGCCTGCGGCACTTGCGCCGACGCCCAGGGGCCGCCCAACTCCCTGGCTCTTTATCGGCTCTGCCTCGGTGGCAGACCAGAGCACCACAATAGACTTGTCGATGTCCGCGCGTGCCGAGCGTGCAAGGGCATCGGAGAAGACAAGCCGGATGCGCTTGGCGCTTCCCGTCCTGACCTTGTCTTCCCACTTCCCGAGCCCACAGGCGAGTTCCGGTACACGAGTCGCCCGGACGGTTCAATACTGTACGAGAAACTCGGCTGGGAATTGCCCGCCAGCATTGCCGGGTATCAGCGCGATGAAGTCAACAAGTGGCTCTTCCGACCGCTCTGGCCCATCTGCGCAACAAGAGAGCCACGGGCTTTCATCCGTGGCTCTTGCGGTTGCGTCCAGGTGGAAATGCGGTGCGATGGCAAGCTCGCCTCTCTGACGGATTGCCGGCTCTGCCGTCATGTGTAGAAATGAGCGTGAGCTATTCCAGCGTGCTCCGGGGTCGAGGTCAATAGTTTGAAGACCTTGCACTCGGCAAAGTCCACAATTCGGCAACGGGCGACCGAGACGCCAAACTGCCGAAGTTCCCTCCGCACGGCATGTGTGAGCGTCTTATTGAAGGTCTCGTCGCCCACCCCGGCAAGAATCTCGGCCCAAGTGTGATTGGCGATGACTCTGACGACTACCGCTTGGGTCAGGTCCGTCACGGTCACGTCCACGTCCCAGTTCTGCTTGCCAATCGCCTTCACGATGTCGCCAATCCGGTAGACCACCAAGGTCTTGACCACGATCTTCTTGCCATCCTTGGTGGCTAGTACCTGATCTGGGATAGCCAATGTCTGCCGGGCCGTGACCATCACCTCAACCTCAGTGGTCAACGGCCAGTAGAAGTGTAGCCCCGGTGCCATTGCCTTCACCTGGCTTCCACACTTCCATTTGACGCCAGCATGGGTCGCTCGAATGATTACCAATCGAGGAATAAATCGTCCCAGGGCTTCAATGATCTGGGTCAGCCAGGTGAAGGCACCTTCCATCTTACTTCCCCTTCTTGAAAGACCGCAGGGTCTTTGCCAGATTGATTTCCTTCTTGATCTCCGGGCTGCGATGCGGGGCCGCCATGTATTGGCCCAACGTCACGCCGGCTGCCGAGGCCCGAGCCTTTAATTCGCCCGGATGCTTGATCGCACTAGAAATCCAGTCCTTCGCCATGATGTCACCTCTAGTTCTGTAAGAATGCCGTCCCTGCACCAAACTTCTCGCCATCTTCGTCGAACTTGAAGTCAAATACGGCTTCATCGTCGCCGTCTGACCAGTTGGCGTCCGTGTCAATCATCAGTTGGCCGTCATCGTCGATCCCGCAGAATACACTCTTCAAGACAGTCACCTTGTCGCCGATCTTGATGGGCGTCTTTTCCAGGTCGATACTGGAATCCTGGATGACTCCGTTCTCCGGTTGCCAGTAACTTTGGAACGTCCATTGGACTTCGTCGGTCGGATCGGCGTAGTCCGTCGTCAGGTCAAGGTCAGCCTTCTGGGTCGAATCAAACACATAAGCGCTCGGGTCCACAACTGTCTGGGCCTGGAAGCCGGTGTCCATCGGGACTGAGTCGCCTTGGTCGCAGTTTTGCCCGAACACCACGTTCGTCCCGCCGACAAATACCGTGTGACTGATCGTGCTTGTGTCACCAACTGGCAGTGGTCCGTTCGCGCCCGAGCCAGGTCCACCCGAGCCCGAATCCTCACCAGCAGGTGGCCAGGTCATGGATTGCGGCAGATCGGCCGGCCAGAACCAGGGGTAGGCCACCGAAGTGCCGGCCATGACCGGCGTCAAGCACTGGAAGTGAATGCAGTTGTTCGCCGAGTCGTACCGCGCACTCTCCACAATCGCCTTCACCGGCCCGCTGGCTACGTAGGGGTGCGTGAAGTTCAGCAGGACCGTATCGAAGGTTTCGAGGTTCAACTTGTGGAGAGGCGTGGTAAACCGCACCCGTTTCCAGGTGTTGGACTTGCGAATCAACCAGAAGGTGGCCATCTTGTAGACGATGTCGGGTTGATTGAAGATGTAGTAGTCGTAAGACGCCTCGTGAATCAGGTACTTCTTGATGTTGTGCCGCAAGACTACGCTATAAGCGTTGTCTTTGATGTTGCCAGGATCATAGGACAGGTTCGAGACAGGTCCGACAACGGGGCCATATCCCCCTTGCTGCCATTGCAGTGTCGTCAGGCGGCCGGCCGGGGTTGCGTAGCGAAGATGCCAGCCCACGGTCATCTTCGTCACCAACTCTTCGGTCGAAGTCAATTCCACTTCGATACCACTCTCGGCATCAATGTCGCTCTCGGTGATCGTGTCATCTACGGCAGGCTCTTCGGGCAAATACTTCATGTAGACCGTGCCGTTGTCGATCCACAGAGCGCAGCGGGCTTGGAAGGCGATCTCCTGGAGCACCTGGAGCACGTTCCGCTTGTCGTTGATGGGGAAGTTGGCCGGGAAAGCCGCCAACCTCGCCTCGACGTGGGTGAAGCTCGCGGGATCGCACGCTAGGTCGGTGTACTGCTCGACAATGTACTCCATGATGTCGGCAATGTTGGGGCCTATCGTGGACGCGAAAGTCACGTAGATGTCATCGCGCCAACCTTGGTCGAGAATGTGGCTCAGTGGCTTGTCCAGGACAATCTCAATCGCAGTGATCGTGCCATAGACGGTCGTCTGCACGGAGTACAAGTCGGTCGGCACGTCCACCAAGCGTGTGACGCCGCTTTCGACCTCTTTGAAGGCCCGGACCGCCAGCACGGTGCCAGGGGTGATGGAGGCGATGTAGACCTTCTGGTCGCCCGTGTACAACGTCACCTCTGCTCCGGGCTCCGACCAGACTTGTTGAATGACGGGTTCCCGGCTAGCAACGGCTTCCATTGTTGGGGTGACGATCTCTTCCACTTGCCAAGAGTAGTCCGTCCACTGAGTTCCGTCGATGCTCGTCGGTATCTTCGTGACGACGTGCTTGTCCCCGTTCATGGGGAAGTACCAGAAGAAGGTCTCTTTTTGGGCTACGTTGGTGTTCTGCCATGTACCAGCGAGAGCCTTCAAAACGATTTGATGGGCAATATCGTTGAGGGATTGCGAGACGTTGTTCGCAAACGGGCTGTAGACGGCGTTCAGGATTTGCTGGACGACCCAACGCCACTCCATGTTGTTGCTGCTGATGACATCCTGGTCGAGCAGTTTGGCATTGTAGGCTCCGTATGCCTTCTGGGTCAGTTCATCATTGGACCGGTCTGTGACGGTAAACTCCGTGCCGTTCATCTGACCCGTGTACAGGCCGCCATCAATCAAGAGGGTGATCGTCTTGCCTTGAGGGAAGTCCTCGCCGCCAAGGATGTGAATGGGGTTAGGGCCGAGACCATTGGCAGTCGCCTCTTCAATCTTCTTCTGGCGGCGCAATTCGCACGCTGCTTCATTCTCAGTGAACTCTCGCAGTTTGGCGACGACGGCGGCCCAGAGGTTCGTATAATCGTTTTGGTACTTGGTCAGAGACGTTTGGAAATTGTTGGCCGCAGTCTGGTAGTGGCTAATGATCTGCGCCATCGTCGTCCAGACCTGCGCCGGTGTTGCTCTACTCGCATCGGCGTTCTGGGCGTTGGTGTTGCTGATGTTGCTGATGTCGGTTGCCGCATTCGTGACCAGATTGGGGACGGTGTAGAGCGTGGACACCGTGCCGTCGCCGTTATTGACCGTTTGCGTCGTGACGCTGTAATCAGCCAAGTTCTGCGGCGGATTCTGGCTTAGATCACTCACCGCCGCCTGGGCTTTCGATAGATAACCCTTGAAAATGTTAATCAGGTCCGAGTAGGTCGCCAGGTTGTAGCACGACTTGGCGATCTCGATGTCGAAGCTGACATCGCTCACCGAAGGGAGACTCAGCAACAAGTCTTGACCGGCCAGAATGCCAACCGGCGTGAGCGTATTGCCAGTGATGGCCGGCTGGACGAAGAGGGTCGGGTTGTTCATTACCGTGCCAAAGATGATTGGCCACGGTTTGTTGCACATCGAAGCCGGCAGATACTTGAACTCGCCTTCGTCGGCCGAGAAGCCGATCTCGCGGTCCTCAAGCTGCGAGAGGATGGTCAACTTGACCGTTCGGTCGTGCTCGTTCCATGAAATTGGACTGGTGACGACGCCGGCGAACAGCAGGAAACGGTCCGACATGCTGAGACCGGTGAAATACTGGTACACACGAGCCGGGACCATGTGCGGGTCGTGCGAGTCGAAGAGGGCCTTGATCGAACCGTCCGTGTCGTCCAGCGCTATCGAAAGGGAAGTCGAACCGCTGTGACCGGTCAGGTTTACCGCACTGTCCAAATCGCCAAGTTCGACGATCTTGCCGGGGATCGAGCCAATCGTCTTGTCGGCATAGCTTTGAGTGCCGCCAGCGACCCAGTCGATCTCGATAATGCAGACCGGTTCGTTGCCGAGCTTCGTTCGCAGCTTCGTCAGGCCGTTTGCTGAAATGTTTCTCACTGCTCGACTCCCTCGAATTCCAGTTCAATGTGTACACTCTCGCCCGCAGGCATCGGTGTTATCGCTGGTCCGGCATATTGGAAGGTGTCGAACTCAAAGGGATTGTTCACCAGATGTCCCTCCCACACTCGGTTGTTGTGGTCGGTCAACTGAATCGGTGAAGCGAAGTAGGATGTGATGAAGGCTCGCAACTCCAAAGCCTTGTTCCGGGTCAAGCGGAATATCCACCGCAGTTTCCGCCTGTCCTTTTTCTTGACGTAGGTGTACCGGGTCCCATCAATCGCCAGCTTACGGCTGATGGTGGCCATCACTTCTTCCCCATCGCTCACCAGCGGATTGGGCAAGTAGGTCGTCGTTTGGTAGATTGGCACTGGGGCCTGTAGTGTGAACATTAGACGCTCTTCATACCAAAAAGGGCCGAAGCGATAGTTGCGCTGGTCCAAGCCAGCCCGCTCAGATCAGTGTCAAAAACGCGGCGGTAGTCAACATAGCTCGAAGTTAAGGACTGAGTCGCTCCATCGCTCTCCGTGCCGTTCTGTGAGCAAACCAAGGAAAGGCCGTTAGTGCCCCCAGCCAATTCCTTAGCTGTCACCTCCAACTGAACGCCATAGACCGTGAGCCCGGAGAAGTTCGCGCCAAAGGGGTTAGTGAGACTGTAAAGGTCCATCTGCGCCGGCACACTGGTCGTCACGTAGCTCGTGCCGTCCGGCGGGCACTCGGCGAGAAGTGGATAGTGACTCGTTCCACTGCTCGTGGTCCACTGGACGGTTCCATCGGCGCTTGGATAAAGGACTGCAAAGGCCGTGCATGGGCCGGGATAATCGTTGTTGACCGCCCCGCTCCCATCGAGAATATAAATCTGGTCGAGCGTGTCTGCGCCCGTAGGCCCGAAGGACATCCGCACGACGTTGTAGAAGGCATCAGTTCCGGCTCGGGTGTTCTGGGCGGTGAGACTGAGCCGCGAAGTGCTGGACACCCAGACTTGGACGGTGCCGGTCGTTGCGTGGCAAAGGACCTTAATGGCAACAAAGTACCAGCTTCCCGCCGTAACGGCCGCCCCGGTCGTCTTACCGAGCAGTGTAGTTCCCCGGTAGACATAAATCTCCTGCGTCAGCGGGTCCCACTGCACGTCGATGCCAAGGGTGGTGCCGTCCCGCAGTTGTAGGAACGAGTGAGCGGCGGTGGTGGCCGTCGAACCACAGAATCGTAACCCGACGACCAACGTCGAATTCGTCGTCAGCGCGGGTGTTTCCAAGTACGCCCCGCTGCTGGAGGCACCCAGGCCGAGGCCGCCAAAACAACTATTGACTGCCTGAAAGGTGCCATTGACTGTGGCGTAACGGTACGCCAAGTAGCTGGTGATTGTCGAACTCGCCGGGCCGTAGGACTCAGCGCTATCCATCCAGACGAACATTATGCCACCTCCACTCCGATCTGAGCCGCAACGATACTGGTCGGGGTCCATGCCAACCCCGTGGCAGGGTCGCACTCCAAGACTCGTCGGTAGTCGATAAAGCTACCACTCCCGACAACCTGGCCAGCATCATTGCTCGTCACACCGCCAGAGATCGCCGGAGTAATCAGAGTGTTCGCCGAGTCGGTGATCTGCCGGCAAGTCGTGTTGATCTGAATGCCGGCCACCGCCGTAAAGGCTGTTGGTGCTGAGTAGGTGAAGGTATCGATCTTCCCCGAAGTTCCCGTTTGCACGTTCGTGGTGCTGTCGTCGGCCGGATTCTCATTCACGAGACTGTAGTGGCTTGTGCCGGCGCTGGGCGTCCATTGCGAAGTCGCGTCGGCGGCCGGAAAGATCGCCGAGACCGTGGGGCATCCGAGGAAGTAGTTGTTGTTGGTCCCTGTCCCGTCTGCGATGTATAGGTCGTCGATCACGTAGCTGGCAAGGGTCGCGCCGCCTCCACCAGACCCTACCCAGACATGGTCGTAGTAAGCGTCAGCGGTCAGCGTGTTCTGCCCCGTGAGCAACAACTTGGTCGAGCCACCGACGCGCAGCTCAATTACCCCGGCCGTCGCGCTGCAATAGCATTTGAACTCAAGGTAGAACCAGGCACCTTGAGAGATCGCCGCTCCAGACGTGGTTCCAAGAAGGTTGCCGCCGAGGTAAACTGCAATCTCAGAGCCGGCCGGCTGGAAGACAATCCCTTGTGAGGAACCGTCATACAACATGCAGTACGCATAACCAGCCCCGGTTCCAAGCGCGCCTGTCCATTTGACGGCGAGGCCGACGAACAACGTCGGGCTCGTCGTCAGGGCGGGAGTCACGAGGGCACAGGAGTTCGAGGTCCCGGCTCCCTGGTGCCCGTAGCCACCATTCCGGCCGCTGGCCAGATATTGATGCCCCGTGTTACTCAACATGGCATAGCGGCGGGTCAGCAGCGACTCAATCGCGGTTGAGGTCGTTGTCCCGTAGCCCTCGAAACCGTCAATCCAAAGCAGAGCCATGTTAAGTCTCCAACAGGATGCCGGTAGCAGGGTCCAACTCGCCTTCAAAGCTAAAACTAGCTGAGAAGCGTCCACGGGTGTCCTCGATGACCGGCGACTCAGGCGTCATAATGATGCCCCGCCAGTAACGATGCTCCCAGTCCATCAGCCCGACCTCGACTCCCAAGTGATTCTCGAAGAAGCTCAATAGCTGCTGAGTCTCACTTCTCAGCAGAGAGGAAAAGTTCAACACGAGCGTCTGCGTCTTAGGCCAGATCGGGTCAGCGAACACAATGAGCGTGCCGCCACGGGTCTCACGCAGTACGCGATTGAAACCCAAGCGATCTTTGTTGCCGAGATTGGGCATTCTCCGAAGCGTCACTGAATCTGTAACTGTACTGGTCGCCGGATAGAGAAGCTGGAAGCGGGTCGTGACGGCAAGTGGGCCGTCAAGTGACGGCAGCGCACCAGCCGGACTATAGCGGTAGAGCGTGTCTGCGTCCGACCGAGCCGATAAAAAACTCTCCGTCCAAGTGAGGGTGTCGCCGTACTGTTGTGATGTTCGTCGGACCAGTCCAAACTGCTCACCGAATCCCAGTGAATCAGACAGCCACTTGCAAGTTGCTGCGGCAAAGTTATCCGAGAACGTCAAGAAGTCAGGGAAGCTACCAGTCTTGTTCCGGTAAACGCCCTCGCTGAGGGGCAGAGTATCACTGAACGCAATCGACTTGGCCGACGCCTTGAGTATGTACCCGCCAAAGGACTCACTTAGTTGAAGATTGTCAACCTGCGATTGGACCGACAACTTGACAACCGAGTAGGTATCTTGCAGGCCGGAGATCGTCTCGATTGTCGCAAGGGTCGTCGGGTCAAGCGTGTCCGTGATGGTTTGTAGGGCGTCCGAGCACCCGAGTTGGCCAGGAGCCTTGAACGCGGGCGTCTCGACCAAGAACACAACATCGGAATACCCCACCGAGCGAGCATTACTTCTCGCTGTGTCAACGAGAGCCAGAGTGTCTTTGTATGCTAGGACAGGGGTGGTTTGACGCAACGCCTCACTGAAGGTGATTCGATCAGTCGTCGCAACAGTGACATGCCGGAGGGTGAAAGTCTCGGTAAGGGAGAGGCTGTCGGAAGTCGCCACCCAACCCGAGCAATCGAACTTATCAGTAATCGCCAAACTGTCAGAGTTGGTGCGGCCTTTGACGTGAGTGTCGAAGGATTCACTGAGGACAAGCGAATCGGTAAGAGCCTCCACTGCCAAGCTCGAACGACAACTGTCAGCGAAGGCGACCGTGTCCGAGGTGGTAACTTGGGCGATGACCGGTCGATAGAGTGTCTCGGATAGTGTGAGAAGATCGGCAGTGGAGATCAGGCGCGGGCCAATGCTTTTCTCTTGGTCCGAGAGACTGATGGCGTCAGTCGCTTTGAGATTGAAAATGTGCGCGAGAACGGTTACTTCAGAGAGGGTGAGGCTGTCAGAGAAGTGTACGTTGGCAACCCGCGTGAGAGCGGTTACTTCCGAGAGGGTCAGCGAATCACTCGCCGCTTTGACACGGACGGAAGAGAATGACTGGGACTCAGAAAGAATGAGGCTGTCGCCAGTGTTCGCTGTGGTCTCGGGAACGAAGACGTTGCTATCCGTCAGACTCAGCGTGTCAGAGGTATTGCAACTCCATATCTTTAGCGTTGGCCACCCGAGGACTTCGACCATTTGTCGGGTGAGTGCGACCCCGGCGACGGGCTGGCCCCAAACCTCAGCACAGACGCGAGTAACGGTGGAGGCGGTGTTCGGGGAGACTTTTAAGACCGAATATAATTCGGAGAGAGCCAAACTGTCAGGAGCCGAGTCAATGAACACTACGTTAGTTAGAGCTTCGACTAATTGGCGGCTGACACGCGCAGGCCCGGTAGGACGTGTGAGGACCTCAGTTGATTGTCGGCTGACGCAGAGAGCGCTAGGCGCGAGAACCAACGCCTCCATCATTTGTCGGCTAATTTTCGCCCCTGCACCGGTGTGTGACAGGACTTCGCCGGACTGACGGGTGACGTAAACATACCCTGCATACGTGACCAGCGACTCGTACATTTGGCGGCTAGCGCGCGCCGCACCCGGAGTGCTGCTCAGCACCTCGTCAGTCTCGCGCGTGGCACGAACTCCACCGACGCCCGAGATCAGCGCCTCGACCACCTGGCGGCTAACGCGCGCATTGCCGGTGGACTTGCTCAGCGCTTCGGACGCCTCGCGGGTGATGCGAAGAGTCATATTACTGGACTTTCACGCCGAATGTTGCCGCATTCAATGCTGTCGGCGTCCAAGCCACACCCGTGTTGGGGTCCGTCTCGATGATGCGTCTAAAGTCCGAGTAGGTCGTAATTGAGACGGTCTGCGCAGTGCCATCACTCTGGGTGCCCGAGTAGACTGGCATAAGCAGATTGTACGTATTGGTATCAGTTACGCGGCAAGCGGCAACAAGTTGGACGCCGATGATTGTCGCCGCTCCGTAGGCAACCTGCGTGTATCCGTAGAGATCGGTCTGCCCCGACGTGGCGCTTGAAACCCAGGAAGTATCATCGTTGGGCGGGTTCTCGTTCACCAGGCTATAGTGTGTCGATCCACTGCTCGTTGTCCACGCTACCGATGAGTCGGTGGTTGGCAACAGTAGTCCGACGACATTACAGAGTCCCAAAAAGTCGTTATTGACCGAGCCACTTCCATCGGTGATGTAAGCGGAATCAACGCCATTGCCACCGTTAGACCCAAAGTAGAACCGCACGGCATTGTGGTAAGAGTCAGTCCCCGCCTTCGTGTTCTGGCCGGTCAGCAGCAATTTGGTAACGCCGGCGACCCGAACCTCGACTGTCCCTGCCGATCCGTCACACTTAACCTTGACTTCAATGTGCATCCACGTACTGGGCGTGAGGTTGGCTCCTGTGGTGGTGCCGAGGGCGGTTGAGCCTCGGAGGACAGTAATCTCCTGCGTCAGGGGATTCCACTGCACGTCAATCCCGAGGGTGCCCCCATCGTAAAGTTGTATAATCGAGTGCGCGGCGGTCGTGCTCCACACGGGATTGAATCGCAAACCAACGGCCAGCGTGGCATTGGTTGTAAGTGTGGGGGTCATAAGGTAGGCACCTCCACCACCCGTCACGCCAAGGCCGTTGGGGGCTCCGCACGTCGTTATCGTGCCGTTCACCGAGGCGTAACGGCGGCCTATCATCGTTGTGATATTCACCGACGATGCGGCAGCGTAGGACTCAAATCCGTCAACCCAGAGGAGTGCCATGTTTAACCTACCTTTACACCAATCTGTGCCGCTCCGAGCCCAGTAAGGGTCCAGGCCGCACTCGTCGCAGGATCAAGCTCAACGATACGCCGTCGATCCACATAGCCACTCGCGCCAATTATCTGACCAGCGTCGTCGCTTTCGACACCGTTCGAGATTACCGGAGTTATTAGATTATGGACGCTATCCGCCGACTCTCTGCAAGTCGTGGTGATCTGAACGCCGGCAATTGAAGTGACCGGCGGCAGACCCGTGTACGTATAGAGGTCTGCTTGTCCCGTTGTGCCTTGCACATACGACGTGTCATCGTCTGACGGGTTCTCGCTCAGCAAGTTGTAGTGCGTAGCACCCGAACTTGTCGTCAATTGCGTACTCGCGTCACCGTTAGGAACAACCGCCACAACCTTGTGGTTGCCGAGAAAGTTGTTGTTTACCGATCCGGCACCATCAAGGATGTAAACATCGTCAATGAGATAGTTGCCCAACGTACCACCACCGCCGCCCGAGCCAAAGCGTACCCGGTCGTAAAAGCCGTCAGTGCCCGCCTTTGTGTTCTGGGCAGTCAGCGATAACTTCGTCACGCCGTTTACCCGGACCTCAACGGTTCCGAGCGTTGCATGACAGTAAACTTTGAGTTCGACGTAGTACCATGTGTTGATTGCTATTCCGGCACCACTCGTGGTCCCCAAAAGTGTACTGCCACGGTAGACACCAATCTCCGCAGTAGCGGGCTGGAGGCAAATGCCCTGCGTCGTACCATCATAGAACTGACAGTAGTCATAGGTATTGTCTCCGCCGAGGCTACTCCATTTCGCGGCCATGCCAATGACAAGCGTGGCATTCGTTGTCAGCGCCGGGGTCTGTAGACAACACGCACCGTAGTTACCGGTGCCCTGTAACGAATAACCACTAAAGCGTCCCGCCGCTAGATACTGATGTCCAATGCTCGTTAGGGCCGCATAGCGGCGACTCATGAGTCCTTCCACCGCGTTCCCGCTGCCGGTGACGGTCCCGTACCCCTCGAAGCCTTCGATCCACAAGAGAGACATTGGTTGGACTCCAACAAAGTGAAGAGGGCCATCCGTGGCCCATTGCAAGGAAATCGTTATGCGCCCACCGAGTAGGTGAACTTCAACTGATCGCCGATGGCGGCCACGTTGTCGCCCGAGGAGAACAGACCTTCCGACCAGAGCACTCCACCGGCCGTGTGATCGCCCTTCGTCTGGGCTGATGCGCCACCGCAAATGAACGCGCCTTTGATGGTGCCGGGCGAGGTAATGTCGAAGATGGCCGGGGTGCTGTTGGTGATCGCTTGGGCAGATGCCGAAGCTGCCGCCCACGCGGGGCGGGTCGTGCTGCTCTGGGCGTTGGCATCGTCGTTGTAGCCGGTGAACTCTTTCCAACCGTCCGCAGTCTGGCCGATGTCGGCGTAATCGTCGGCGACGGCCAAGGCCGTGTAACTCACGCTACTGACAAGCCCGACATACCAAGTCGTAAGCTGGGCCGTGCCCTTGAACATCGTATTGAACATCCGGTTCTTCCCCTCGTTCGTGACGAGGTTGTGGAACGGATACTCGGCGATCTTCTCGCCGTTGCGCCAGTGCTCCATCAGGAAGCGACCTTCCAACTTCAGGGCATCCTCTTCGCCGCGCTTCCGCACCGACATCACAGCCGCACTCTCTTGCATTTTCAGCGTATCCATTGTCGTCTCTCCCGGTTGTTTCTACAGAACTGCTAATCCCCTACGTAGCTCGCGGCGTAACTCAACCGCGATTGACCTTGCTGTCTGCTTTCCGCTCGCACCTCCGTTTACCGTGACGTTGATGTCCCCGACCGTTGTCGTTTGGCCGCCCTCATTGCGGAACACGGGCTGGGTGCCTGCATTCATGGCAATGAGTTGTGAGGCGAACTTGCGACTCGATGCCGCATTGATGACCATTTCGCCCGGCGATAGCATTGCCGGGATCGTGTCGCTCCCCCGGCCGCCGTCCGCACGATAGATGAAGTTCCCAGTGCAAGCAGTTTGCGGCTTGTCACCATAAACAGCCGAGACGCCGATCAGATTCTCCCAAGCATCAGCAAGATTCTGGATCGACTCAATCTGGTCGTTGATCGCACTGGTCTTGTTGCTAATTGCCTGCGTCTGCTGATTGATAATTTGCAAGACGCGCTGGGCATCCTGAGCATCTTTCTTACTGTCCGGTGGGGCGCTCTTTTCCAACGCCTGTCGCTGCTTCATCAACTCCAGCATGTTCTCCATCGGTGTGGCGATCTGGGTGTTATTCCAAGGGCCGGCCACATGACGAGTGTTGTCTTGATTCAAGAGTGTCTTGAGTGAGTCTTCCTTGTTCTTGCCATACTTCCCCTGGTGGAATAACTTGTTGGCTTGTAATGCACCGGCCACGAGGTCTCGCGTTGCCTGCTCCTGGCGCGGCGTATTCTGGTGCGAATAGTTGTTGATGCCTTCTTGAAAGTGAGCATATTGCTGCGTAAAAGCTGACGAGTTCTTGCGCATCTCTGTTTCGTACTGCCGCCGTGCAACTCCGGCTGCCAGGGCCTTATTTGCCTTGTCTTGAGCGTCCTTGGCTAATCTGTCCACACCGACAACACCCACCGATTCACCGGTGTATCTCTCAAGGTCCTTTGTTCCAGCAACCTTTGCGCCGAGCTTTGCGCCCATGCCCTCAAGCTGAGCCCGCAGCCGCTCCAATGCTTCTGGCGCGAACTCGACTTGTCGAATCTGGAAGCCACCAGCCTCTCGCTCCGCGCGACGGAACATTGCCTGGAAGGCTTCCGGGTCATTCATAAAGGGTTCGCTGAAGTCTTTGCCGTAACCCTTGACATCCGAGACGAGCTTCTGCGTGGCGGTTTGAAGTCTGGTCTGGTGCTGCTTGAACTCGGCCGAAGTCATCGGACGCTCTTTACCGTTCTCGTCCGTGACGGTCTTCTTCTGGAGCTTATCGATCTCCGTGATGTCGGCCTTGATCGTGGCATTGTGCTCTTCCGACTTGTGCGCCCGTCCCTCCGTCAGTTCGGCGATCTGCGTCTGAAGCTCTTTTTCCTTTTCCAAGGACACAATGCGCTGGTTCTCGACATCGTCCAGGTACTTGGCTGCCGTGATCTGCTCTCTGGAGCCCTGACCCTTGGCCAGTTCCGCCGTCTTTTGCGCCCACATCTGTGCCCGATTCATCTTCTCCTGGGCAATCTTCTCTTCGACGGGGTCCTTAGCAGTCGCAAGTGCCTGGCCGGCTTCCTTGATGGCAGACTCGGTCTCTCGCGTGTACCTGCGGAACAGGGCCACCGGATTTACTTCACGGTCGGGGTTCCTTGCCTCTTGCTCGTGCAAATGGCCGACGACAGGCCGAGCAAGAGGGGACAGCATCGCTTCGTCCCGCTGCTTCGTCCTCAACTCTGAAATCGTCCGAGGAAGTTCCTCGTCAGCCTTCTTGTGAGCCGCCTCCGAAGCCGAAAGCATCTCTTGGGTCATCTGGCGGCGGGCCTGCATAACGTGGTCAAGTGACATCTTGGTCACTTCTTCCTCGACCAGCGCCGACCGTTGAATATCCTGCCGCTGTTGAAGTAGAGTCTTGTTTGCTTCAGCGGCTCGCTGTCTATAACCACGGATAATCGCCTCAGTGGCCCGCTCTGCCTCTCGAATCTGATCGTCCGCTGCTTGCTTTATGTTGCTCAGTTCTTTCGCGTAGGTGACACCCTCGGCCTCGAAGCGGGCGTCCATCCCCTTCCGAAGCGACTCGCCGATCAACGCACCACCGATACGGGCCTCTTCGACAAGGCCGGCGAACATAAGACCTTTGGAAAGAAGCCCCGAGAAACCACCAATACCGCTGAGAAAGCCACCCTTGCTGGCGGAACTGGCGCTTGTCGCGCCCAGCATGACATCAATATCTCGCGTAGCGGTCCGTACTGCGGCTCCGGCGGCGACTGTATCGGCCGCCGCCGTCTTCGTGCGCATCGAGTAGAGAAGCCATGCAGTGGAAGCCGCACCGAGCGCCGCACCAATGTAAGGCAGATCGTGGGTGATCGTCTTTATGGTGGAAAGGAAACCATCTGCGCCGGCGGTCAGGGACTTCATCGTGTGAACGATGTCCGTCCCGAACTCGGTCGTGAAGTAGTTCTTAACCTTGTTGAGTTCCTTTGTGACTTGCTCAGCGTCGGTCGAGGAGAAGTCGATAAGTTTGCTGTTGAGGGTTTCGGGATTGACCGATAGGGCACGGTCCAACGCTTCTTTGTATTTCTGAGCACCTTCGCCGCCGATACGCAACTCACCGACCAAAGCCCGCATGTTGGGGAACATGGCGGAAAGCTGCGATGCGGCGCTCCCGCCTACCTTCTGCAACTGCTGCAAGGCTCCGGCGAGCCCGTAAGTAGCAATGAGGGCGGGACCCGACTCAACGCCCAATTGCTGATAGGCTTCCTTCAGATCGGCGGAAGGCTTCAACATGCCCATCATCACGCTACGAAGTTGCGTGCCGGCTTCGTTGGCCTTGACGCCGCCAATGGAGATCGTCACTAGGGCGGCTTGCAACTCCTCAACACTCACACCCAACTCATGGCCGAGTGTTTGAACGCGCCCCATTGCCGTGGCCAGGTCAGCCATACGGAAGTGCCCGAGAGCGATGGCCTGGTCGAACTGGGCCGCCCGCAATGCCGCCTTGTCGGCCGACTCGCCGTAGGCGTTGAGGGTGCCGGCAACGAGAGAGACGGCGGTTCCGAGTTCTTGGCAACTGACCTTGGCCAAGGCATTCGATGCAGTCAGCAGCTTGGATTGATCGGCTACTTTGACGAACTGATTCGAGATCGCCTGATACTGACCTTCGGCCACGTCGGAGATTGGCTGGTTGAAAGCATCGGAGAGTTGCCGGATGGTGGTGGCGATCTCACCATAGCTGCGCGAAGAGTCAACGGCGTGAATCTCGGAAACTGCTTTCTGGAACTTTAAGGCAGCCTCGTAGGACTCCGTGATGGCGTCCCGCACCGTGTTGTACGAACGCAGAATCAACTGCGTTTGAGCAACGCGGGCCAAAGTCTCCCAACTCAGGACCCAATGATTCGTCTGCTGGCGGGCGAGGTTGGCGCTGCGAGCGACTTCATTGATGCCGCTGGCCAACCGGGGCATTTGGTTGGCCGCCCCGCTGGCCGATTCCTTTATCCGTAGCAGCGACGTATCGGCCGCCGCACTATTGAGAATGCCCAAAGCCGACGCGGTCTTCGTCAAGCGATCACTGAAGGCCGTGAAGCCGTTCTCCAACAGGCCCAATGTCTCAAGGACTTGGTGCGCGTCGAGAACCATCTGCTGACGAATTTCTTCTTCGTTCGTCATGGTACTGCTAGCCCACAGAGATTTGTTGGACCGTTATGCACTGACGCCAGTCAGGCAGGCACTCAAAGTCATGCGCGACATAATCGCGGAACGCCTTTTGACCCTTTTCCTGGAAGTGGTAAGGGCCTGGATGCAGCAGATGGAAATAGGGTCGTTGGGTCTGAGGATTGATGAAGGTGTTGGCGTTGCAGTATTCGTTGACGATCAGGTGGGGAAGAGTTGTTTCGTAACTGAAGCTGTAAATGCCGGTCGCCGGATTCGTTTCAAAGGTGGCTGTCCCCGTCTCCAGGCCAAGGTCGATTCGGTCTGGGGCCGTGGATGAAACTCCTATTGACAGGGGGTAGCCAACTTGGTGCGCCAACTCAGTGAAGGTCGCCTTCGACGCTCCACTCCAGACAGGGACGACTTCATCCACCGACACCAGCCACTTGCAGCCCGCTTGAGCGATTGCCTCTGACAGCCTCGCGTGCAAGAGTTCCCTGCACTTGGCCAGATTGAGTCGCGGAGCCCGAAGAGTCGCTTTAAGAAACACACTTCGCTCCGGCCAAGGCCAGTTGTTGTTGACTCTCGTCGTAGCTCATCAACTGATCGAACGCGATTGTCAGAGCTTGCGTGAATGCGCCGCAATCGTCCCATGATTCCTTGACATCGGGCGGTCGGATACCGAGTCTCGCGCATGCCTTCCAAATGGCATACTGCTCGGTCCGGTACTCCGGCCAGATTATGTCTTTGGTGCTTCCGGCCGCCCAAGTAGAAAAATCGCACGCGCCTGATCCAGCTTGGACTCACTCAAGCTGTTGGCTTCCAGAACGAGATTGAAGACCCGGTTGCGCTCGGCATGGGTGAAGCCGTTGCTCTTCAAATCAGCGTCCCAATTGGGCCACGTCGAAGGTTGGTCGGGTTTGACCGTGTCCCACTCCATATCCTGGAGCGACTTTACAACATAGTAAGCCCACCGGCGCTTGCCATGTTCCTTCAGGTCCGACAGGTAGTTAGCGTCTTCCGTATCGAGCCGCTGGCCGCTGTTGGTAGAGATCACCGGAGGAGTCGGCTCGGGACAGAGTTTATTGAACTCGTCCATATCGGACAGCCCTCGGGCCTTGAACACGATATTTCCGTCCCCTCGGGGCAGAACGAGCGTATCCTCCGGTGGAAGCAATTTCGGATCGATTCCTGCGATCTTCATTGATCTGTTCCTTGCAATTGTGTTTCGTAAGATGCGGTCCCGGCCCGATTGCCGGGACCGCACTGAGCGTAGTGCTCAACAAACCGGTCGAATGACCGGGGAGTCGTTTACAGAACGGCGGGGCCTCGCGTGATGATCGGCTCCGTCACGTTGCACTTGCCGTTGACGGCCACGTTCGCCGCCTTGAAGTCGTGGTCCCGCTTCTCCGCACGGAACAACGGAAACACGTAGGTTTCCTCGTTCGTCGTGAGACAGGGCGGAATGTAATCCACGACGAGGTCCACCGCGTAAGGCTGGCATCCATCGGGGTCGGCAGAGACCCACTCGGAGGCCGCGCCGATGCCCTTGATGGCTTCAATCGGCGAGATCGGCTGCCCCGTACCGGACTTGGTGTACTCCCAAGTGAAGTTGAGAGACACGTCCATCGGCACGTCGTCCCCGTCACGGACGACATCCAGCCGGCCGCGATCCAGGTCGTAGTGGTACTGATCGTTCTCGCTGTACTTCAGATCGCCGTCGCCGATCTTCACGTAAAGCAACTGCGGAAGGAAGGTCACAACCGCCGTGCCGACATAAGTGCCGGCACCGAGAGCGGGTGAGAACGTGATCGTCGTGGTCGTGCCCGAATCGGGCGTGCGGGCCGTGACGACATGCTTGACCGGCTTCGTCTCGCCGGCAATCGTGAAACGAGCACCGACCGGAATCTGATCCGCAACCTCGGTGTTCAGTGCCACGGTATTGACCTTCAAGGTCGTGTCACCAGACGCCGGAACCGGTTCCGCCTGGTCGGCGCTTGCCGTGCCGCTCAGACCGTCACGGATGTACGGCGAGCAATATCGCAACTCGATGCGTCCCATCGCTGTATCTCCTAGTTGTCACTCAATTCGGCCATATAACGGTCTTCCACCTCAACCTGACGCAACCGATCTACAACGTCGATTTGTCCGAAGTCGAGGACTCTGGCTGCCTGCCCGAACTTCGGGAGAAGACAGCCAACCGTTACGAGCGTAGTCGGGTCGTCTTCGACAAAGTCCCCTGGCTCACTCCCGTAGTTCATTACTGGAATAGGCTTATCCATCGCCTGTTGAAAAGTACCCGCGTACTTCAATATGTCGTAAGCGTTTCGCCGAGAATCAAATCGGCTGGTTAAGAGCACATTGACATCAGCGAAGGCTTGAAAGTAGTTGTTGCTAAGTTCCTTGACGAAGGGACCGGTGATGCGAATTTCCACTCGGTCGCCGGCCCTCATAAAGGCTTCCGTTCGCTCGTCAATCGTCTCTACGAGCACGGGCAGATTGAGACTCACCGCCACTTGCTTCATGCAGTCGGCCAAAGAAGCAAATATCCATCGTGGCCAGTTAGGATTCGCCATCACGCAGTCTCCGTCAGAGTGACAGCGTCCTGGGAACGAACGTCAAACTCTTGCTGCGGCACTTCACCGACCAACTCTCGACCGGTGACGATCCAACTCGCATCAACTTCCAGGCAATCAACCTTGCTCACCCGATACTTTTGGCCGTGGGCAACAATCCAGTCGTCCATTGTCAACGTGTCGAGTTCGCGTGTGTCTTTCCGGTCGATGATGAATTGGCAGACGCCGACTTCATAGGCACCACTTGCCGTGAAGTCCCGACTGGCCTCAGTGCCAGCAGCCATCTTGCGAGCCAATGCCTTCCGTGACTCCGAGGTCGGCAGAATGGCCGCGCGACGGACATGGACGACTTTGGTCGTCAAAGCGATCTTGCCCGTCCTCGGATCGGACGAACAAGTAAGCAGCTTGTAAACGTCGATAGGACCCCCGAAGCGCCGCTTCAGGTTGTAAAGAGCCGCTCGTTGTTGCAGGTAAAGAGTGTTCACACCTGATCCCCGTGGCATGGCTCAGTACCGGAGTCGGCGATCAGTTGATCGAAAAGTTGCCGGGCATTCTTGTTCTGGAATTGCCGGCAACGGCTCAATACTTTGCCGATCCGAGACATAACTTGCGTGTTCCGAGCAATCACGCTGACACATTCTTTGAGCATGGGCATCAGGACTTCCTTTTGCTCCTGCTCCAGCTTCTCGATGCGGGATTGCAGGTGATCCTCACGTCGCCAGTCTTTCCAAAGGAAGAAGATGAGCGCGATGAGCGTTGGGCCGGCGATTGGCCCCCACTCCCTTAAAATCAGCCACAGGTCTGACAGCCCCATAGAGCACCTCCGTGAGTCACTTTCACCACCCCCGGCCGTTTGGCCGGGGGTGGTTTCAGTGTTTGTCAGACCTTAGCCGAGCAGTGGCACGGCCAGCCGGGTGTCCAGAACGGCCACGCCAGCCAACATATCAACGGCGATCACGAGGCCCTCGTTGATCTTGTGCTGCATGGCGATACGGATACCCATGCCGTAGTCCTCTTGCACCCCGAACTCGATGCCAGCGGCATGAGTCGTGGCCAAGGGCCGGGTGACGAGGGCCAGGGCGTTCTTGTGCATGGCAATGTTGAACGAGCCCATCGGGCCGGGGTACGCGGGGTCGGCGACGGCCACGGCGTAATCCAACGGACGATCCAACAGAACCGCAGTCGCGTTTCCGACCGTGGTGGTTTCGATGATGACGTACAGCGCCCGGCCCGCACCGCTGCCGAAGGCGACCAACTGGCCGATTTGCGGAGCGGCCCCGGCCCCGTAGCTGCCGAGCACGACATCCTCAGCCCAACCAGCCGCGTAGCTGGTGTTGCCGGTGTAGCCAGCGGCTACCGGAGCAGCCACGGCGCACGCCTTGTAGCGAGCCACAGCCGTACCGGCCGTGGTGGCGTAGGCGTTCGGCTCGTTGAGCGTGACGGCCTTGCTGGAACCGTCCACGGCAGCCGCCCAAGTGGGCTGGTCGTTGCCGGAGACCACGACGAACTCACCCGCCACGCAATCCGTCAGCGACAGGGCTTGGGCGTCCTTGCTGGCAGCGGCATGGGCCGCCGTCACAGTGCCCAACTCGATGTCGGTGCCCCCCAGAACGCTGGGCACGTTCTGGAACATATAGGTGTCGAAGCCCAAGATCGAGCCGAGCACGGCGCTCTGCAAGGTCTTGCCGCCGTCACCACGCTTCTGAGCCTCGACGAACTTGTCGCAGCCCAACATGGTCGCCTTGGCGCTGGGAGCGCACAACAGTGAACGGCCATCCGTATCCGCCTTGTTGATGTTCAGAACCTCGTCGGCCCGCACGCAAGCGTCGTACACGTTAGTGCCGTTCAGAGCGTTGAGCCGGCCAGCCCGCATGTTGTAAGCGCCGAGGAAGGCGCTTCCCAGCCGACCGAGAACGGCCCGGTCCACGCCGCGAGCGATGGACAGAATCAGCGGCTCCAGGTAAACCTGCGACAGTTCCACGAAGGACTTGCTCATCGCGCCTTCGGGAATCGTGATGCTCTCGTTGAACCACTGGTTCAACGGCACCTGGACATCGGTGGCTTGAACGTTCTGCAAGAGGTTGGCGGCCGGAGTCGAATCCGTGCGCCGTTTGGTCTTGACCTCACCGGGGCGTCGGGTGTGGACCAAGTCACCGAAGCTGGCCACTTCGTTCTGGAAATCACGGTGGACCAAGTTGGTCACACCCATCTTTTCCTTGAGAATGCGCAAGGACTCCATCGCCCAAATCTTCGGGATGAAGGAGCCAGGAAAGCCGCTGGTATCTCCCGTCTGGACCGGTCCGGGGCCAGAGAAGTTACCGTCGAAAGCATCGTAGCAGGGCTCGAACACAGGAACTTCCATTTCGCACAACATAGCTACTCTCCAAAGATGTCTGTTTTCTTTCGCACTGACACCCGTCTTTGCGGTGCTGACGGTCGCCTACTTTCGCGCTGATCCGAAGATGGCCGCGAAGCGCTTGGGGTCCTTGCGAAGGGCCTCATACTGCTCCTGCGTCAACGTGCTCAAATCAACTGCGCCGCTTGGACCCGACTGACCAGCCGGTGAGGAAGAGGAAGAGGAACTGGCACCAATGCCCGTGGCAGCACCGGATTTGAAGAGATTGCCGAACTGCGCCGGCAGGCTCTTCATCCACTCGACTGCCTTGGTGGGCGTCATCATCTCAGTCTTCCCATCTTTCTTGATTTCCACGACGGTCTCATACTGACCGGTGGGTTGACCTTGTGCGTCCGTGATCGGAGCGATCTTCGTGGCCGGCTTGAGCAGAGCCACAAGCTGATCGGCATTGAACGCATCGCCTTTGACGGCGGCGTCCTGGAGATCACGGGCGACGGTCGAACTGGTAAAACGCTGCTCCCACTCTTGGGCCTTGGCTGTTGCCTGCTTGGCCGCCGTGTCGGCATCGTTCCGCAGCTTGGCGAGTTGCTGCTTGTGCAACTCCTCGGCGCTGTAGAGCTTTCCCTGCACTTCGTCCAACTGGCCTTGCAACTCGGCCCGTTTCTGCTCCGTGAGGCCCTGCTGGGCCATCGCATCTTTCAAGTTCTGCTCGTGATGCGCGGCGATCTCCCTCAGCGTGGTCTCGCCCTTCTTCCGCTCTTTCGCCAGGAACGAATTGACTTCATCCTGGGTGAACGTCTTGGGCAGCGGAGGAGGAGTCCCAGCGGCAGCGGCGGCGGCAGCAGCGGCAGCAGCGGAGGCAGCGGCAGCGTCGGGAGTAGCTTCGCCTTCGTAACAGCACACGAACATGGGGCATTCAAACGACGACAACATAATCAGCCTCTTTCTGGGTCTGGAACCCGACAGTTACGCCGGTCGGTACGGCTCAGTCCAGCAAAAGGGCTGGCTAAGCGACAAAACGTTAAGCGATTCTCGATAGCTTGATTTGATCGCTCTGGCGAAGGAACGGGCGAAGAAGTCGCCAAGCCAAAGCGTTGGGAACACCATTGATGATGTGTTCGATGGGTGTTTGATTGCGGTTGTATGAAGTTTGAAGAGGGCCGTAACCTTGTTGTGTGATACCGAGTGCTTCGAGTTCGAGTTCAGGGTCTTTGCCGTCCAAGAGCGAGCCGGCGATCTCGTAGGTGGCCTGCTCGATCTCCACGGGGATCGTTGTGTCGCTACCGCGAGGAAACTCCGTTGGCTGCGCTAATTCTGCCTGCCGAATCTGCTCATTGGTCGGGTGTGGACCAAACGGCTCGCACAGATGCGGGAACTGTTGCAAGCAAGCCCACAGACTGTGACGCACGCCCTTCCAATTCAACGTGTCGATGATCTGGGTCGCGGCCCAAAGCGCCTTCGGTTGATCCGCCGGATCAGCTTCCGACCATGCCGACTCGTGCAGCCTATTTGCAAAATAGGCTGTGGCGTCGGCGACCGTTCCGTAGAAATTGACTGGAATCACGATGCAATCCAGCTATAGTCCTGTGCGGTTGACGAAACCACGTACACTTTCGCCGGATCATCGACGAGAATGTCAATCGATTCACCGGCTTTCAGCACGTAGCCAGTGCCAGGCGTAACGCCGGATGGCCCGACGTAGATCGATTCGCTGTTGTCGGCCATCGCTCGGACGGTCACGCCCTTGTAGGCTGTGTTGGAAAAGTTGGGGGCGATAAGCGGTGCAGCGGTCGCACTACTCGCGCCTTGCCCACTATGGAACTCGGGGGCGGTCATCTTCTGGATGTCCACTGCTGCACTCCTTATTTGAACGGGGCACGTTGCGACAGGTCTTTCAGCGTTCCCGCATTGAGCGGTGCTGCATCTGCCGGATCGTACTTCTTGATCGGTTTCTTACCCTTCCCGCGCTTCGGGGGCCGGCCGTTGACCGCAATGTCCGGGCTCTGGCTTGCGGTCCGCACCATCGTCTCGTCCAGACCCGGATCAACCAGGCTGTCGGCCGAATCATCCGAGTTGATTACCTCCGGCCGCTCCAAGGTTGCTGACAGGTCCGGCACGCCACGGGAGGCCGGATCATTTTCCTTGCGCTGCGTCGGGTCATTCGGGTCATAGATGCCGGGAGTCTGCTCGTTGCTTTGGGTGACGCCCTGGGCGGTAGCAATTGCTCTTGCCCGCCGAATCGAAGCCGCTTCTGCTTTCTTCTCTTCACCTGCGTTGCAGCCAATCGCCAACGAACCGGTCTCCGGCGACATAATGCCGGCCGTTACAGCCTGGATCACCACGTTGGCATCACTCGTGGTGTACGGGACCGAATCAATCTCGTCCCGAATCTTCTGTAAGGTCGTCACGGGAATCTTGCCGCCGAGCAGCGTGTTGACGATCTCTTTGGCGATCTCTCGCTTGACGGTCGGGCCGGGCACCTTACTCATCAGGCCGGACAGCTTGTTCGACTCCTCGACACGGTCGTTGTCCGTCTTGATGCTGTAGCGGTCCGGGTACTTGACCGTAGCAATCTGTCGGCCTTCCGGCTTGACGCTCTCGTAGGCCGCCCAATACTCAGAGATCAGACGTTCGGCGTTCTCCAACTCCAGCCCGATGTAGGACAAGCCGCCTTCCAACCCTTGGTTATCCAACTGCTTGGACTCGGCTGAGGCACGAGTGGAGAGCGTTTGAACGGCAAGGTTTACGCACTTGCGGATGTCCGCTTCGAGCTTCTCCTGAAGCATCAAAGACGCCTTGAGCGGTTCGGACGAGGGGTTGATAAAGGCCGGCCGCTCCGTCTCTTTGTCGTAGATCATCCCGTGGGTCACGCCCACCTTCTGATCCTTGCTGGCCGAGGGCTGACCACCAGCCTCGGGCGAATCATCCCCAGTGTCAAACTGCTTCAAGTGCGAGCCGGCCGCTCGCATGTCCTCTTGTTTCGTGAGGAAGGGAAAATTGCTGCGCAGTGCATAGTTCACGTCACTGGACGTGAGGTTGAGCATTGCAATCTGGGCGTGTGCTGCATCCTTGAGGAGCGATTCACCAATGTCAAGAAGGACGAAGGGAATCCGCTTGATCTTCAACTCCAGCGGACGCTCGCCGGTCGGCGAGGGCGTTCCGTCCGGTTCAATCGGCACACCATTGCTCTGGTAGTATTGCAGATTGACAAAGCCCGTCTCTTTGTTAATCCACATGCGCCGATAGCGAACGACTTCGGCGATTGGTAGGCCACTGGGCCAGTCATAGCCCATCACCGTCTCGCGGAGTAGGACCGACTGGAACTCGGACGGAAAGGCTGGTCGGTTGTTGGTATAGCTGAAGATCGACTCAAGCGGAAACACGTACAGATAGGGCGTCACGCCTTGGATGTCTTGCAGCGTCGGCCCAATATCCATCGGGTGATCGACGTAGATACCGACGCGCCCCATGCTCAAGAGTTCCGAGAGGACTTTGATACCGAGGAAGACACTCATCGTGGAACCACGATGATCGACGCCACCGTTGAGCCCTGCGATTGCGTTCTGGTAGGAGAGACTGCCGCCGCTCCGGCTCACATCACTCAAGCGACTGAAGATGGCGTTGCGGATTTCATTGATGGCAGTGCGACACGGATTCGGAATGGGCGTCATCTCGCGTCGGCGGATGAAGTCCCCCATGTCCTCGCGGGTGTCGAACTTCTTCAGGTAACGATTGCGATAAATCTCGCCGCCGCCGTATGTGAGCCGCCACAGTACCCAATTAGCGAAGGCGCTCAGATAGCCCGGCATCTGCGCGGACGACACACTGAAAGCACCTGCGCCCATTATGATGACCCCTACATTATCTTCCCGAGCGGTCTCGATCCGGTGTGCGGAGCAAACTGCAAAGCAATCTCAGCGTAAGTCAGGGCGTGTGCGAAGTGGTCGGGTCCGGTGTTGACAAAGACTTTGACGGGTTGAGTCTCTTTGTCCTTCTTGTTGTCCTTCACCCGTTCGTAAGTGCTGACGAGATTCTTGATGTGCTCTTTGAACTCGTCCGGGATGTCTCGTGGTAGCTCGATGCGTGTTGGGTCTGTCTTGAATCGTCCGAGGGATGCGGTCAGCCAATCGGTGCGGTCCACCGTCAGCATCGGTGCGCCGGATTCCTTCTCTGTCTCATTGATCTCTCGTGCCGCCACTCCTGTGCGGTATCGCGTGATGGCCGCATACCCATCGAACTTCCGGCAGAAGGCGCGAGCCGCGTTGATCTCCGGGTCGGCGTCGATCACTCCGTACAAGACTTGCCACTCGCCGTACTGCTCACCAAGTCGCTTCCAGACTTCCGCGTCTGACGCCTTGCCCACCCACAAGACACGGCATTTGTACGCCGCACTCAGGTCTTTCCCAGGCCGAGCGACCTGAATCCACTCACACACCACGATGTAGCACGTTTTGCCCTGGTCGCAGCCCACCGTGATGAGCCGCTCGCCGCCACGTCGCGGTCTTGGGCTCTCCATCGTGTAATCACGAATGGAGCGAGCAATCATGTCGTCGGTGACTTTTGCCCCATCGCCAATAAAGGGCTGTCCGAGTTTGCTGTTGTGGAACTCTTTGGCGGCCAGTTCGTCTCCGAAGCCTCGAAAGTACGCGACAACCAACTCTGCCGGTGATACTGTGAAACTGTAAAGCTGATTGATGTTGAAGCCGCGAACGTCCGGGTTACTGTTCGGGGCCGTCGATACCCACTCGCCGTCACTCAGGAAGTTAGGTTTCTCCTCCTGAGCCAGTTTCCCTTTGCACTCTTTGCACTTGATGAACGACTCGTTGCAGCGGGCGTCCGTCGTGTGTTCGCCAACGATCTCGATGCAGTCCGGCCAGATGAGTTCAGTGCGTCGGCCGCAACACGGGCATCTGAAGAAAAAGTGCTCTTGGGTCGATCCGTTGTAGAGCTTATGGATACCGTATTCGGGGACGGTCGGTGTCGAGATTCCCCAGACGTGCTTGTGAACCTGACCTGACAGACGTTCCAGGGCCAGCCACAACTGCTGCTGGTCCATTTCGTCGAGTTCGTCCAGGACCAACTCCGAGACGGGGACCGACTTCAAGTTTCCGCGACCGCGCGATCCTCGAATGTAAAGTGTGTTCGCTCTCGCCCGCTTAATGTTGACCGCATTCGTGTCGGTGAAGATCGACTTGAGGTAAGGACTGTTGTCGAGCGCCCCGCCGAAACGTGACTTGCTGAAGTCACTCGCACCCATCGCAGTCGGCAGGACGTAGAGCACGTCTCGCTTTGGCCCGTCGATGGTGTACAGCGCCCGGTTGATTGCCGCTTCCGTGACGCCGACTTGTGCTCCCTTCATCACCCAGGTAAAGGGTGCCCATGAGTCGTGAAGTTCCTTGACCCACGGGTGATATTTCCACGAGTATGGCCCCGGAAAGGGCTCACCCATCACTCGGCGTTCGGTCGCCCATCGAGAGCAACTGGTCAATGAGATCGATGTTATCCCGCGACGGAGACGCTGTGCGAATTCCTCTTCGAGACTTGGCATCTTGTCATCACGCTAGTTCAACTCGGCTTGGATGACTTCGATGTCGTTCGACCGTACTTCGTGAGGGGTGCCAGGATTGAGGATGAAAGTCGGCAGAGAAGTGATGTTGTACTTGCGAGCGATGTCCGGGTGCTCGTCGTAATTGATCCGCTCCACAATCACGCCTGCCGCTTCAAGCTGATTGACGACAGGCTTGACCCGCTGGCAAGCAGTACACCAGTCGGCGTGAAAGACGAGGAGGTGATGCTTGTCCACGGGACGCACCGGAGTAACGATGACTGGTGTTACAATCACCGGACGGACCGGGTGGTTAGGCCGGACAGGACAAACGGGGTGAACGGGGCGTACCGGGCGCACCGGCCGCATATTCGAGTGCGGCCGTCGCCATCCCATGACTTCCGGGGATGGCGAGACGACCAAAGTCGCCAAGCCGCCGATCAACAGGGAAGCCAGGAATGAAGCTAGGAATGAGTTTCGATTCACTTCTTGGGCTCCACGGCAGAAATCTTAGCCTTAATCAAGGCGAGCCCTTCGGGCGTGGACAGCTTCTTGTCCAGCACGCGCTCATAGGTCGCCTCAAGGTCTTTCAAGATCGCGTCGTTGCCGGCCTGGACGACCTTCGCCATGTCGTGCATCTTCTGGATCATGTCCGTCACATTGGTGATGGCAAAGTCTTCCAGCATTGCCGGAAGCCAGGTCAGGCCGTATTGCCGAAGCGAGATCGCCAAGGACAGGGCGGCCTTCTTCTGTTCGTCGAGTTTCGAGTTCTTGCCAAACAGCCACTTGCCGGCGACACTGCCGAGGTAGACACACAGGGCAACCACGATGACCGTCCACAGAATCTCTTGGAATCCGAACATCTGTCTCACCTCTTAGTGGGCTGCATGAACTTGCTTGTTGACACTCGCGCCGTACCCGATGCCGACGCCTACCGCCAGGGCGGCGAGGGCAAACAAGAAAATCGGAATCTGATTCTCCTCAACTTCGGGAGGGCCATCTTGATCGAGCGGCGGCGGTGGTGTTACCAGCGTGATCGCTGGTGCGGGCTTAGGAATGTCATCGGGAGTGACGTTATGACGCCGCCGCCAAGGCAGGAGAATGAACCGACTAGCTTCCTTTTCGACGGCTGCCGCGATCTCCTGGTAGAGCGTATCGGGATTTGGTTTGTTGGCCTGGTACACCACGACGCCTTTGTCCGTCTGGACGCGAACGCATGGCAAACTGTTGATCGTGAACTTGCCCTGATTCTTCTGGTAGCGCTCAGAGTAGACGGCCGTGTCGGTCGTCACTGGCAGAAAATGCACCTGCGACTTCAGACGTTGCATCTGGTCCGTGGAATCGAAGGCGCTCAGCAGCGCTTTGTACTGGGCGTCGTTCGCTTCGCCGATGACCGAGATATACCACTTGCCAGCATCGGACGGCAGATTGATGACCTTCTCCTCGGCCGCCAGGCTGAGACTGGGCATCAAGGACAGGACCACGAGCAGGATCAAGAGCAGTTGTTTCATCGCATCCCTCGTTGAGGTAGAGGTGCCGCCGGCGAGTAGACGAGGCAGAACGCCCAGCCACCCGACTTCTTCCAGTCGGAGATCAACTCTTCCCGCGTCATCCAGTGGTAATGTTCCACGTCGTTGTTATCGAGAACGCACGCCCGGTGGGCGTCGATGTAGACGAGCGCGACAACGTGATCGCCGTCGTCGCAACAGATTCCACAACCACGGCGAGTGCGGCAGGCTCGTTCCAAAAAGGACGCGTCTCCGTCAGTGGTCTCGGCGTAGCGAATGCCTTCCAGGTCGAGCGCTTTACCCAAGGTCGTCGGGCCAGCACCATTGCCATACTGCTTGATTCGTTCGGCCGCCGCATACTGGCCTACCCAGCGGAGTAGCGAGACGGTCGTCGCCCACACGCACGAACCCTCTCCTCGGTTGCCCCACCAATTCGTCTGTCGGAGGCTGATGGGCAAATTGACGGTCGGCATCTCGGTGCAAATGCGAACGCGCCGAGGACCTTCGCAGCCCGCGAGAAGCAAACTCAAAAAAGCAATGACAACGAGCTTCACTTCAGTCTCTTGGCGCGGAGGAGCAACTGGTGCTGGCGTAGGTGTCGGATGAGGTGATTCGGGTTCCAGCGGGCAGCGTCGTCGGTCGGCATGATGCCATCGTCAGAGTAGGCGGCAGCGACCAGTTCCGAGCAGAAGATATGGTTCAACGCCTCTTCATGCAGCATGGACTCGAACCAGGAGAAGCCGGTGCCGGCCGCACGGAAAGCCTTCAATTCGTCGTAGGGCGTCCCGACCAGGCCGACCAGGAATCGGCTCAGTCGTTGCTCCTCGAAGTCGAACAGCGGGCGGTAGAGCGGGTACAGCCAAACCTTGCCTTGGTAGGTCTCGACAACCTTGTCCAGGCCGTGGGCTTGGACGCCATTGAATCGTTTCCCGCTAATCTCGCACGGCAGCGCATCGAGCGTGGTGCTCTCGAACAGCAGTTGCCGGCCGTCTGCCGCGTCGGCTATGACGCCAACATGGCTGGCCGACCATCGCGGCACCCCGTAGGTGCCCAGGTTGATGAGATCGCTCACCAGCGATTGACCGCTGAAAGCAACCAGATCGCCGGGTTTGATGCCTGATAAACTCACATATATAGAAGAGTCAAAAAACGAGTTTTTAGGCGGAAAATTAGAAGAATTCTGCCCAAGAAAAAGAAAAGGGCACCTCAAATCAGGTGCCCTTCTGAATCTACCGACTCATTAGAGGGGAGCTTCAAGTTCTTCGATAATCGAGAGCCGGGGGCGGTGCGAAGCGCATCCCTCGCCCTCCAGCAGACGCAGGTACGCGAAACTACTACCGACCACAAGGTAGAGGAATCCCAGTTTCTTGCGTAATTTGTCTGACCCTGCTCTGAATCTCCTGTCGTTGAATGGGCCGGCGAACAACTTGATTAACTCTTCATGGTACTCCTCGGGAACCTCGTGGTGCCGCACGACCGCCAACACTTGTTGGCGCGTGAATTTTCTCACGATGGCACCTCGACAAGATGGGGAAAAGTCTTACTCCTAAAGGATAGAACACATAATCCCTGGGATGTCCCTTGACATTCGGGATTATGTATTGCAACGGAAGGAGGGCATCAGCTAGGTGCCTAGAAGCCGATCACTTAGCAGGGTATCGCTTCAGGATGCGAAGCACCGCAGTCGCGGTGAAAGGCTTCCCTGACGTGGTCGGGAAATGGTACTCATTCAGCTTGTCGGCCAGGAGTTGGTTGGTAGCGCCTGGGTACTTCTCACGAGCGACATGGAGGGCTTTGACGATGTTCTCGTAATACTTCCGCGTTCTCTCAGCGCGTCGCTCTGCGGCGACAGCAGAGCCTTTGATTGGATCGCCCTTGCCGCGTTTGGCCGGCTGCTGCTTGGCGAAGCCGATCTTCTCGCCCAACGCTGCCTTCCCCTTCATCGTCATCGAATGACGTTCGGCCTGCTTGTCGCGGCGCTCTCGCTCCTCGACCAGACGTTGGGGAAGCCCTGCTCTGGTGAGCCCCGGAGTCTCGAACTCGATGTCGGACTCGGCCAGCAGTTCCAGCATCGGCAGATTGGCCGGCCGCTTCCCGATGCGAGGGATCACCAGCAGACAACGATGCCGCTTGCAATAGTCGATTGCGGCCTTGAACTGCTCCCACTTGTGGCCAGGCTGGTCGCGGAACTCCTTCACCTGCCCACGTT